TCAAATGACCAGTTTTTTCCACTCCTTACCACGTGCATCGTTGTAAATATCGGTCATTTTTTGATTCGAATGGCCAAGCAAAATTTGGGTGTCGATCCCTTGCTCCCTGAACAAACGCTCCGACAATGATCGCTGTTCATGGAAAGAGGGTGGGGTACCATTAGCGCACCAGTTGTAATCTACAGAGTCCCGCGCTTTTTTAAATGCAACTGTTAACGTTGCTGGCTTAACCATCCCGCCGCGCTTGGCTGTCCCTTTCGCATGATGGTGGTGCAATAGCCACGGACTAAGAACGCAATCGCGACAGGATGACACCACATCATCCAGGGTGAGATTTAATTTATTGCAACGCAGAGCAAGAGGGATGGCAATCCGGGTTCCTGTTTTTTGCTGTTCGACATGAAGATAACCATCCCGGATATCCGAAAATTGCATTTTGCAAATATCTGAAAGGCGCTGGCCTGTCATCAGTGCCAGCAGCATGCCGCGCTGTAAAAAGTAACCATCCTTTTCCGCTGCGTTATAAATCATCATCCACTCATCAAAAGTCAGTCGCTGTCTTGATATCCGCACCTGCGGTTTTTTTGCCGATTCTGCAGGGTTAAAGCCTGGCGGAACATCGCCTGTTTGCTGAGCTTCTCGGAAAACATCGATCAGTACCTTCCTGAAAATTTGTCCCATTCTGTTATGTCCTCTGGCCTTGTACTCTTCCAGCACCGATACCACATCTTTTACGGTTATGGCATCTAACGGTCTGGTGCCAAAACGTTCATCAAATACCCTGAGAGGGGCCGCTTTTTGTTTCAGCGTGTTGAGTTTGATCTCTCCGTTTTCATATCTTTCCTGTTGAATTTTTCTGTAATTATTCAGAAAAATGGAAACGGTTGATGAACCGCCGGTATCATTAATAATTTTCTCCTGCAGACTGAGCATTTGTTTCATTTGCTGCCTGGCAAGACGGCTGTTCGCTTCTGCTGCAATAGTTTCTGCCAGTTTCTGGTCAATACTGCCGAGACCGTGATTTTTGCCTGTTATGGGATGCCTGTAACGCCAGTAAACTTTGTTATTTCTTTTGTCAAAATACGGAGATAATCCCGGAACATCAGTTTTATATTTTCGCGGGCGCGCCATCTTCCAGTATCCTCTTCAAGGCTGGGTGATCTGTAGCGATCACCTCCGGCTTGTTTACCATTCCGACAAAGCGAGCTTGCGGATCCACTCGCCAGTGTCTTCCAACTTTTTTGGGAAGAGGAAATATCATTCCGGCTTTAGCGTATTTACTTAACGTGCCCGGAGTAGGGACCGGATCGCTGAATTCCTCTTTTGCCCACTCAGTGAGCAGAATAAGTCTTGCCATGAGCGTCGTTCGCTAATCATGGTCGTCGCCACTATAGCTGGTGGGCGACGACCGGGGTTGAACATTAAAAATCAGCCTGACTCGGGATCAGTTTTTGCCAGATAGCTGAAACGTATTTTGCCTGGTAACGAGCGTCATCAAGTGCATTATGGCGCTCACCTTCGAATGGGATAGCAGTTCTGGCATCGAAGTCTATGGCTTTCCCCAGCTCAACGATTGTGCGTACATCGCGATCGTTGTAGTAACGCCACGGGCAGGGGATCCCCTGCCGCTCGTATGAACGGCGCAAAATAGTGTTGTCGAAGTTGGCTCCATTTCCCCAGACCTGAACAAAAAATTCACCGGAGTTTTCGTCGATAAATTCCCGCAATTGTAACAGTGCATCATCTAACGGGATTTCATCGGTCATAATGGCAGATTGCGCTTCGCGTGATTGTTTAAGCCACCATTTAATGGTGTCCCGATCAATGACTCCGCCAGCAGTTTCCAGATCGATAGTCTTACTAAATTCCGGTCCCATATCTCCGGTTTGCGGATCGAAAAATATTGCACCTATTGAGATAATCGGGGCATCGGGATTTTTTCCCATGGTTTCAAGGTCGATCATCAGATGAATCCCCGCTCTGCTGGTGGATGTGAGATTATGATGACCGTTCGCCTTAATTAAGGGATCTGACGCCTCGCCAGTTTCACTATCGCTGGCATGATGCTGATTGCCGCCAGTGTTCTCCTTGTGCTGATGCGCAGTGCCTTCCATTTCCTCCGGATCATTTTCCTGAACTTCAGGCTGATTCTCTCCATCGAATATTTCCTGGTATGTTGCGTCACCCATCACCGCACCACAATCAGGGCAGTTGCCGCCACCGCTCTGACCGCAGGCGGTGCAGATCTTTTCCGGTTCCTGTTGCACTACTGGTTCAGGTTGTTTCGTTTCTGGCTCGTTTTGTTGCGTATTTGGGCTGTTTTGTTCCGCTTTCTGGTCGTTCTGTTCCGTTTCTTGCTGGTTCTGGTTCGCAGAATCGCGGGTCTGGATCCCCTTAACCCATTTCGGATCATTCGGGTCGCTAATCCCTTCAACAAATTCACCACGTGATACTGCAAGCAGTTCATCGGCGTCAGGCTGGCTGATATTGGCTGCCTGCATAATTTTGTTTACTTCGTCAGCGGTAACTTTTACTGACCCTGGTTGTGCGGTCGTGTCAGATGCACCAGTATTTTGTTGTGAACCTGAGTATGTACCGTTTTTGCGGGCGAAATATTCTTCTTTCGTGATTTCAGTAGCCCCAGCAGACAGCGCCTTATCCAGACCAGAAAGTTTGTTTGCGCGACCGTATTTTTCGCCATCCTTGTCGGTGAAGAGGAAGTAGAACGGCCCCTCACGTTCTACAGATGGTTCGACTTCCACTTTGCATTCGGTTTTTTCGTTGTCTGGAATTGCCGTTTCCACTGCATCAGTTTCTGGTACTGGCGACGAGAGAGTATCAGTTGCGCTCTGATTTGTTCCTTCATCTTCAAACACGCCCTTTGTAGTCAGGTATTCAGTAATGTATTTGTTCAGTGCCACAGGGTCTTTGTGAATGTCGATCGGACGTTCACGGACAAGGCCAAAAATAGTCTGGCGGTCGTAGCGAAGGGCATCAGGCTGTTTGCGCATTGATGCCGAGATACGCTTCCAGTCTTCGCGGTCGTTGTCGATAACTTCATTTTTTGCCCAGCGATGGATGCTGCCGTCAATGTTTCCGGCATCCACATCACCAGGCCAGAGAGCGTAGGCCAGTTCGTCATCCAGTGTTTTCCATGTCTGCTTGTATTCGCGATGAATGGCAGCAATGACCAGGTTGATTTTTCCTGTTGAATTTTCAGTGTGCTGTTGATTGGCTCTGGCGCGGGCGAGATCAACAACAGACGTGTATTTTCCGGTTTCCTTGCGTTCACCTTCGCGACGTTTTTTCCAGATGCGCATCTCTGCCTGAATTTCGGGCCATTTGGCACCAGGCTTACATTTATGCTTAACCCACCCGATGGCATGCAGCTTAAGCTCCGGATACATGGCGTTAACTTCTGGCATTTTCATCAACGCTTCAACGATATGTCCGTCGAATGTTGCCATGTCTTCCTGCAACAATTCCTGCGCGCTAATCACCATATCAACGGTGATGTTTTCACATGTGTCGAACTTAACCATGACAGCGTTCTGTACTTCAGGGGCCAGCTTGTCAAAAGTGACGTTCATCGGATCTGATTCAGTCTCAACCGGGACAAAGGAAGCAGACTCCTCATCCCAGCGGTTTTCCTGCATATATTCAGCATCCCAGGAATCGAGGGCAGGGCGGGGTATACCGGGTTTATCCTCGCAAACAAGAAATTTATAAGCGCAGTCCTGAGCAGCCGGATAATGTTCCAGGAATTGCCAGTGAAATTTTGCTCGTGCACGGCGTTCGTCGCCAGCTTCAATGGCTGTGGCTACAGCCACAGCGCCTTCTTCCCTTGTTGCCAGTTCGTCAGGAATAGCGGCGCAAATAAAGACTTTACTCATTTTGTTTTAACCTCATGACAGATTTAAGGATGAACAAATCCCTGCCATTGCTGGCATATAAGAATCAAATCTGATGTATTCATTAAGCTGAATGTCGTATTGTGGCAGTTATTTTATTACTGCTCACCATGACTCTGCTTTTACAGGTAAACCATCACGACCAAGGAAGACTTTAATCATGGTTTCCTTAATACAGTGTTGTGTGGAAAAATCACGAATATAGAGCCGTTGTTTTTTAATGTTGTTTACCGAAGCAATATATGTTCTTCCTTTATGAATAACATAATCACCGGGAGTCACGCACTGACGAGGAATCTCATCAGTTCCGAAGTGATGAGCAATCATAATTATCTCCATTTTTACAAATGAACTTTGTTGATGCGGTGCCTGGTGCCTCCAGGTGACGTTAACCAGTTAACAATTAACGCCGGATACAGAGAACCCACCCATAACACTGTTTTTGGTTTTAACTGTTCCGCGTGCGCTTAGCCGCATTCACCGCATCACAAAATTCACTTTAAAAAGGGCGGCAGAGCAGTCACGGAGTAAACTGATACCGCCAAACGCCACCAGAAAATTGATAACAGAGGGCGTTGTAGCGGGGTTGTCACTTAAGCGTATGGTCAACCTGACAACCCGGTGTCCTCAACGGGGAAGGAATAACCCCGCCATACTTACCGCCGCGCCATTTCGCGGATTGCCACAACCGGAAGCGCACGGTCGAATTAAATTTAACGACACCGTACAGTGAGACGAACTTCGCCGTGCGCTTTCGCGTTATGCCCTGACTTTTCAGGAAAATGCCCTTTCAGTAAACTGTCAGTGCCGGATGCTCACCCGTGTCCGGCGCACGCACTCCACCTGACCCGTGGAGAACTCCTTAATTACCAACCCTCAGGAGGGTGAAATGACTAGTAAAAATGTAAATATCCAGTTTAACCACGATGTTTCTCCTGCTGGACTTGCGGATGAGCTCACTGCTATAAAAACGGCAATTATGCTACTTGCTGCTAAGTTGCCTGCGTCATCAAAGCCAGCGGAAATTTGTGACTCATTGCGTAAGATGAATTCAACAAAATGCAATGAGATGGCATCACTTATTGAAAGTGCAATTGATTTTAATGATTAATCGAAATTTCATGGCTAACTGTAACACTCCCATCTGTGGCGGGATGGTTTAAATCGCTGGGATTAATGCCGCACTCAGTAAAATGGTTCTTAAGGGGTTCTATCCGAATCCCTTTCTTTTTCATTAACAAGCCAAAACCCTTATCAATGATATCCATTAATTCCAGGAAGTATTTTTCATGTAAATCCTGGTTATCAGAGAGCTGCTTCTCTTCGTACAGACCGATAAAGGCACGACGCACGTTACCGGATATAGTATCGATGGTTTCTTTTTCTACGGTACTCAGGTCAAGAGTCGCCAGTTGGGAACGAACTATATTCGCTGCCATTTCCTGGAATTGCATTGGTAAATCTTTAAATTCCATTATTAGCCTCGTTGGTTAGCTATTAACGCGGGCATGTAATCATTCTGGCAATGCTTAATGCCGCTGCTTTTTCCAGCCTGGTGATATCCTGCTCCAGAGCGGACAGATTTTCAGCCTGCTTAGCCCTGGCTTCATTGGCCCATTTCAGGTCCTGCGCAGCCTTAATTTTCTGGTGCATCCACTCATAAAGTTCATCATCGGTATAGTCTGGCGCGATGATGACGGGTTCTCGTTTCTGCATACTGATTCCTCGCGGTGCTGCTTCGCTTATCAGCCGTTAGATTTTGCCGGGCTGGAAAGCGCCTGTATAAACTCACTGAAGCTGAGAGCTTCTTCGCCTTTGGCAAGGCCTTCGAAGTATTCTTCGTAAGCCTTTTCCATGATTGTGTCGAAATCCATATCACTCACCTGAGTTTCTTTTCAGCCAGCGACGGGCACCATTTTCGGTTTTAAACGTTTTGCTTTTGGTATACGTCATCGCGGTGAACGTACCGTCCTGGTTGGGGAACACGCCACATACCAGAGATTCGTTGTTGCCAAGATCGATAGTATCCATGTTGACCTCATTTCCCCTTAACGCCGGGGTAGCGGAACAAAAACCTGCTGCATAGTTATTAAAGTTGAACCCTGCCGTCATGTTCTTACGCCTCGGGCTGGCTACTTAACCCCTGACCACTGCCGGGTAACTCGAAGTATTGCCCTGCATTCTGTGGGGTGGAGTGAAGGAATGAATGAAGTTTAGAAAAATGAACTTTACAGGTCAATGTTTTTTTATCAAAACATTTTAAGCAGGCAGCTGTTAAGCCATCACCACGATGGCATACAGTTAATCAAATAGATGAGGTTGGTTAAATATCTTGTTGAATTTTAAAGCATACGCCCAATATGCAAGATAGATCATCCAGCATAATTGAAGGGTAGCGAGGATTCGTGGGGACTAAAAGAATATCCGGCCCTTCTATCTCCAGTTTACGAATGACAGGTGTTGTGGTCCCTTTGGGTAAGGCAAGGACAATATTTCCTGGTTGTACGGTTCGATCGGGATCAACAAAAACTGTTGAACCATTTGGGATGGAAACTCCCCCACCAGATGTTGACATACTGTCACTCTCTAGAACAACTGCAAAGGTATTGGCCGGGATTTCTCCGACAAGCTGCACACAAGAGGTTATTGAGGAATTTTTCATATAATCACTCCAGCTTGCTGCCTGCTGAAGTGATAGTAGCGGAACCGTTTTTATCGGCGGTAAAGATAGATCAAGCGAATCACCTGTATTTAACTCTCCTCCATTAAGAAGCCAATTTTCGTTTACTTTCAATATCTTTGCCAGTGAACTTATGTAACGCGAGGACGGCGCTCCTCCACCGTTCATCCATTGACTTACGGAGCCTTTTGATGCGCCAGTGGCATTGACAAGGTCTTTGCCTTTCAGGTTTAGCGCATGCATACGTTGGGTTATGCGTTCAGATATTGTTTGCTTGCTCATGTTTTGATTTTAAAACACAGATGGTTTTGTTTCTTGACTTTCTTTGGTTTTGATTATTAAACTTTTGGCGTTCAGTTTTATGGAGCGACTCATGAAAAAATCAGAAGTATTAGGCTATTTTGGCGGAGTTGTTAAAACAGCCGCAGCTCTAGGAACGTCAAAAACCACAGTCAGCATGTGGGGGGAAGAGGTTCCGTGGAAATGGGCGTTGCTAATTCAGGCAGTCACTGCCGGGGCGCTCAAATATGAGTTACACATACCGACGGTTGTCATTCCCGGTTCTGATCATAATCCGCCTTCTAACCAAGGGGGGGATTCATGAAAATCAAGCATGAACACATCCGCATGGCGATGAATGCCTGGGCGCATCCGGACGGCGAGAAAGTACCGGCTGCAGAGATTACCAAAGCGTATTTCGAGCTGGGAATGACGTTCCCGGAACTGTATGACGACAGCCATCCGGAAGCCCTGGCTCGCAATACCCAGAAAATTTTCCGCTGGGTAGAGAAAGACACCCCTGATGCAGTTGAAAAAATTCAGGCGTTGTTACCAGCGATCGAAAAGGCAATGCCACCTTTGCTGGTGGCCAGAATGCGCAGCCACAGTTCTGCTTATTTTCGGGAGCTGGTGGAGACGCGGGAGCGACTGGTGAGAGACGCTGATGATTTTGTCGCAGTGGCAATCGCCGGTTTCAATCAGATGAACCGCGGTGGCCCGGCGGGAAATGCCGTGGTGATGCACTAAAAGCACGGTGTTCGGAGTTTTTTATGAGCAGCAAGCTTCATGGTCTTGTCTGGGAAGGGTGTGCCTTCACCGGCATGATCTTATCCAGGGTGGCAGTTATGGCTCGCCTTGCAGATTACAGCAATGACGAAGGTGTGTCATGGCCTGCAGTGGAGACCATTCGTCGTCAGATTGGGGCAAAGAGTGAATCAACGGTTAAAGCTGCGATAGCAGAACTGGAAAAGAACGGCTGGCTGACGAAGGAGGAACGTAAGGTCGGTGGGCGTAATGAAAGCAATATCTACCGTCTTAATGTGGAAAAACTCGAAGCAGCAGCAGCGGCAGCGCGTGAGGCATATAAACCGAAAAGAAAAATTAGCCAGGCAAAAAATGACCCGTCAAATATTGCCCCCTCAACGGTTAACCCATCAAATTTTGATGGATCAACCGTTGATAAAAAACAGTCGGATAGGGGGGCGATGGTTGGCCCCGATCCGTCAGTATTAAAACCTGATCCGTCAGATAAAAGATCTTTTCGTCCGGAAGCTTCGCAACCGGACATGCAGACGGCTGAACAGGATTTTTTAACCCGACACCCTGACGCGGTTGTGTTCAGTGCGAAAAAACGCCAGTGGGGTAGCCAGGAAGATTTAGCGTGTGCGCAGTGGATCTGGGGGCGAATCGTGAGTCTTTACGAGCAGGCCGCCAGCGATGATGGCGAGATTTCGCGACCGAAAGAACCCAACTGGACCGCATGGGCCAACGACGTGCGCACAATGCGGATGCTGGATGGCAGAACTCACAGACAAATTTGTGAAATGTTTGGTCGGGTGCAGCGGGATCCATTTTGGGTAAAAAATATCATGAGTCCGTCAAAGCTTCGCGAAAAATGGGATGAACTGGTTATCCGCCTGGGGCGTTCGTCTGTACAGCGTTGTGTGAATCATATTTCTGAGCCGGATACCGAAATTCCGCCGGGGTTCAGGGGGTAACGGGCCATGAAAAATATCGCGGCAGGTGGTGTTCTTGAGCGTATCCGTAAGCTGACCCCGCAGCATGTAATCGCGCCGTACCGGACAGTGGACGAGTGGCGCGAGTGGCAACTGGCAGAAGGGCGAAAACGTAGCGAGGAGATCAACCGCCAGAATCGCCAGTTGCGGGTGGAAAAAATCCTGAATCGTTCGGGCATCCAGCCTCTGCACAGCAAATGCTCGTTTGCGAATTATCAGGTGCAGAACGACGGGCAAAAACACGCGCTGAGCCAGGCAAAATCCATCGCTGACGAACTGATGACCGGGTGCACGAATTTTGTGTTCAGCGGTAAGCCGGGTACCGGAAAGAACCACCTTGCAGCCGCCATTGGCAATCATCTTCTGGCGAAAGGTCGCAGCGTGATTGTGATAACGGTGGCTGATGTGATGCTGGCGTTACACAACAGCTACGACAACAAAAACTCAGGCGAAAAATTTTTACAGGGGTTGTGTGATGTTGACCTGCTTGTCCTGGATGAAATCGGAATGCAGCGGGATACGCGCAACGAGCAGGTCACGCTGAACCAGATAGTCGACCGCAGAACGGCTTCGATGCGTAGTGTCGGAATGCTGACGAACCTTAACCACGTAGCGATGAGTACGCTTCTTGGCGAGCGTGTAATGGACCGCATGGTCATGAACGGTGGTCGCTGGGTGAATTTTAACTGGGAGAGCTGGCGTTCGAATGTCAGACACCTGAGGGTTGTGAAGTAATTTCAGGAGGATTTATGGCGAAACCTTTTTCTCTCGAACAGCGGGAAGAGCTGAAGGCACGAATTATCGGGTTGGTACGCAAAAATGAACGCATGACGATGTCGCAGCTGGAGAGAGCGACAGGGGCAGGCTGGCACTCGGTCCGACGCTGCCTTGTGGATGTGCTGGCTTGTGGCGATTTATACATGTCCGGGGAATACGGTGTTTTTGCATCAGAGCAGGCGTATCGCGTATGGCGTAAGACACCGGAGAAAAGAACCGACCTGACACTGATTCGAAAGTTACCAGACGGAGAAATACGCCGCTACGACAGGAGCCAGAACATAATCTGTCGCGAGTGCCGGAAGAGTGAGGTTATGCAGCGAGTGCTGGCGTTTTATCAGGGTAATTTTCAGGAGGTGATGGCGTGAGGGTGAGAGTCTATATCGCCGGTCCAATGACCGGGTATAAAAATTTCAACCGTGAGGCGTTCCACAATGCGGAAGAGGAACTGAAACGGGAAGGGCATACCGTCTTAAACCCGGCAGTACTTCCGGACGGGCTGACACAGCCGCAGTACATGGATATCTGCATGGCGATGATTCGTTGCGTGGATGCGATTTACATGCTGCAAGGCTGGCAGCGGTCAGCAGGCGCTAAGGCGGAACTGGCGCTGGCGGAGAAGCTGGGGCATGCAGTTATTTTCCAGGAGGAGGTACAGTGAATATCGACGCAACAATGACGATTGGTACGGCCCTCAATACGGGGCTGGCGCTTCTTGGTTGGTGCTACGTCATGTTCTGCTCATGGCGGTGGCTGTCACTGATGTTACTGAAAAAATGGAATAAACGCTGTAAACAGACGCAGCGGCAGAAGGCAATGAATGCGTTTTTTGAGACCTTCGATATTGACAGTATGGAGCCAGGAGAGCCAGCTCGCGTGATTAGCAGAGGAGACGTTGTAATTCTTGTATACCGGAGTGAAGAGAAATATGAGCGAAATTAACTATCAGGCACTGCGTGAAGAAGAGAAAGCATAATCCAAATCTGAATAATTAAATTCAGCACTGTAAATAAAATTTAATCCTTAACCGGAGGAGTATCTATGTTAAATACACAAAAAAACATTAACGCGGAAAAATATAACGAGTGGGTGAAAAAATTTTCTGAGCAGATTTTTAAAATTACTGGCGACGAGAATGCGGCAAAAAGTGAATTAGAACCATGGACACCTGAAGGAGCCAACCCAAATTATTGCTGGTGGGATGTTGATCCAGTTGATGCTGCAAATGAAGCCATGAGTTACCACAACGATTAATGTCAGGAGGCCGCCCGAAAGGGCGGCTGTTCCGCTGTTCAATTATCTAAAATTGTGCTAAATCTTTTTATTACCATTAAGAACGTTATAACAGTGATAAAAAAGGATGCATAGGATAAAAAGCTAACAATATATGCAGGTGCGCGAAAATACCATTTCATTAAATCTACTGCATTGTCAGGCAGGAAATATATTATCACTGAAAATATAACCAATACTATTGAAGTTAATATTGCATAAGCGACGTTGTGGCATAACTGCTCATATATGGTTTTGTTAGTGTTTAATGATATCAATTTGTCTCGGGATTTGTTTCCTTCAATTATGTCTGATATCTTAGTGATGGTTTTTTGTTTTTGTTCATAAATCATTATTACTGCACTCATTAATAGTGCTGTTGTAATAGCCCCGAAGTTAACGAAGACGGAAGCAATTGCCGGTTTCATTATTCCGTATGTCCAGCACAGAACGAAAGAAAGAGATAACGGAACAATAAAATGTACGATAATGTCGCTCATCAACATTGTTCCACGCTGATCTGACATTGTTTTGTAGTGTTTTATTATTACACCCAGCACATTTATTTTATTCATATAATCACCCCTTTGTTTCCGCTATGCAGTTCTAACAATATATCATTAGAAAGGTTTTTTATCGTGTCATGAAGTGCTGTTAGATCAGGTATGCCTGTTAATGGGTCGATTTTTAAATCATTATCATCTAACTCTGCGGAAATTCCTTTTTTTAGTATGGTCTCATAATTGAAAACGACAGTCCGACTGCCGAGTTGTAAGCTTACTTTTATTGCATCACATTTATCTTCAATAATCTCAATGATGTTTCCTATATTCTTGTTTCTTAAATCCCTGAAACTTCCGAACATGCCATTGTTTGCTTTTATTATTAAGTCTGTCTTGATGTTTGTTTTGTTTTGACCAAAGGAATCAGCAATGTCTTTTGGTGCTTTATATCCTTGAGCCTTAATTTGTTTTAATTCGGAATTGAGAATATATTGAGGGATTTTCTTATGATGTAATGGATTGATTCTTGCTTCGAGTTGAAATTTGTTTTTTAGATATTCAGTGATAGAATCAGAAAGGACACCTCGAGCAGAAATATTATCGCAAGAGTGGAATGCAATAATTCCTTCTTCAAGGGTGTCTGGTAGGTATATTAAAATATAACGTTCTTTGAGTGTTACATCATAAGCAGTTGTCCTATAGTGGATTTTTTTGAGTTTTACATCTTTTATTTCACTGCTTTCTCCATATTTCCCAACTTTTATATAACCATATATAATTTTCTTTGAGTTATCAAAGTGAAGTTTAGCGTGTTGTTCCAGAGATATTTTAGTTTTGGATACGCCAAACTCGATAGGGGTGTTTTTATATAGAGTAAAATAATCAACAAAAAGTTCATATGCCGTTTTTTTATTACTTAAACCCAATTCATTAAGTTTTTTGCTGGCTCGACTGCCTTTATGGGTCAATACGCGGAATGAATAGAAATTAACGCTGTGCATGAAAAGTCCTTTTGAACATATAGGAGTATACTAGAACATAAATAGATGCAATGCATAAAGGAAAAGCTACCGCAGGGCGAACTCACCCACCGATAACTCTTAACTGGTTGTTTGTAAAAGATAATACATAAATTTGGGTCTGTGTAAAGAGGTAAGCATCGTCAGGGCAAGGGAGATGTGTTAGGCAATATTGGTAAAATTTACGTTGAGGATAAAAACGGTTTGCGGGAAAAGGAGAGTTAAGTAGAATTGCTGCGGGTGCTTGAGGCTATCTGTCTCAGGCATGAACACCAAAAGGCAGATAGAGAAAAGCCCCAGTTAACATTACGCGTCCTGCAAGACGCCTAACATTAATCTGAGGCCCAATCTATGTCTCACAAATGTAGGTTAGCCTCTTACGTGCCGAAAGGCAAGGAGAAGCAGGCTATGAAGCAGCAAAAGGCGATGTTAATCGCCCTGATCGTCATCTGTTTAACCGTCATAGTGACGGCACTGGTAACGAGGAAAGACCTCTGCGAGGTACGAATCCGAACCGGCCAGACGGAGGTCGCTGTCTTCACAGCTTACGAACCTGAGGAGTAAGAGACCAGGCGGGGGCGAAATCCCTCGCCACCTCTGATGTGTCAGGCATCCTCAACGCACCCGCACTTAACCCGCTTCGGCGGGTTTTTTATTGGTTGACAAAATTATGAATATGCACCAATATCTTGGTTGACAAAAGTCGTTTTTTGCACGGATTAGGCGGAGAAGTGTCTATGCAGAACCATCCATTCCCTTGGGAGTTCTTTCCTGAGTTAACAGAGGAGCGTTTAACCATTATAGCTGAGGAGTTGCTCAGGATACAGGATATTACTCATGAGTTATTGTCATCGCCCTATGATGATAATTACACTCGTGGTGGTTGTACATTTGGGCGTCAGCGGCAGGCGTTGCTACAAATGTGCGTACGAAAGACATATGACTGGTTAAGACTACTTAATCCTGGCATGGATCTTACGTTTTCAATTGGGAATGTCCCTATTCGTTTCTTTACTGATGACGCAGATAACCCCAAGAAACGCGGTTTTTTCAAAAGAAATGATGCTGATCGACTCTTTGAGTCAGAGGAGACTACTCCAACTATGCATCGCTTTGTGGTTGAAAAGCCTGAATTTGAAGGCGAGGGTGGTAGAGTCATTTTTAATGGCTATAACGTGTTTGGTGAGATCGTGTCAACTTGGACATATGGTGCGGACCGTGTTGTTATGCTGAACTCTGTCGATGATGTACCTCCAGCACCGGTACCTATCGAACTAGAACCTATCAGTGCGTCTAAGACTGAGAAGGAAAAGAAACAAAATAGCAAATAGTGGGTGAAATGTGTTTAACGGTACTAATTTAAGACTTGCTCGTCTGTATCACGAGCTATCTCTGGAGCAGGTTGCTGAGAAGGTTGAAAAAACACGCCAGTATGTACAGCGACTGGAGTCTGGTTCAGCTACTCCATCCCCAGAGCTTATAAATAAATTAGCCGAGGTTTTGCGCGTGAAGCCCGCCTTTTTCGAAGGGCAGGAACATTCTCCTGTTAATGAAGAGATTGTACATTTTCGTAAACGCGCCTCGACAAGGATGTCAACGAAGCTATCAACACTCGCTAAGGCTGAGTTTTATCGTCGTTTTATTGATGTATTTGAAGATAACCTTAATTTGTCACCTGTTCGATTTCCTGAATTTCGTGTCCATACACAAGAAGATATCGAGCGAGCGGCAGAAAAATGTCGTATTGAGTGGGGCTTAGGCTTTGGCCCAATTGAAAATATGACTCGCCTTGCCGAGAAACTTGGGGCGTTTGTTACTTCATTTGACTCCGTTTCGGATGAAGTAGATGCACTGTCTGTTCCTCTACGAAGGCCTTTTATTGTTCGAAATACAGCTAAAAATTCACCTTGTAGGCAACGCTTTGATATTGCTCATGAGGTTGCCCATTTGATTCTTCATGAAGGAATTTCTACTGGGGATAGATTAACTGAATCCCAGGCAAACCGTTTTGCCTCTGCTCTGTTGCTTCCCAGAACGTCGATGGCGAAATATTTTCCAAGACCTGTGGGGGGGAGGATAAATTGGCAGGGACTAAGCCAATTTAAGTTGACATGGAAAGTAAGTAAGGCTGCCATTGTTTACAGGGCTCATCAATTAGGACTTTTGACTGATGAGCAGTACAGAACTGCATTTATGGGGTTGAAACGGAAAGGGGAAGCTATTGATGAAAAAGAAGATTATCTAATCCCTCATGAGCGTCCTGAGTTATTCCGTCGGGCTTTATCGTTTTTATTTGAAGAGTTAGGATACGACCCACAGCGTATAGCTGATGAAATGGATATAGAAGTGGACATTTTTTATGAGTTAGCAGGAGATGATCTTCCTGCGGTTCATGAACTGCCAGGAAGTGGTGATGTTGTTTCACTACAATCTTACCGAACTCTTAGAGGCAAAATTCACTAGGCATAACCCGCTTCGGCGGGTTTTTTGTTTTACGTATTCTGGTTTACAATCTACAGGCCAGCCTGAACAACTGGCACCTGCTGCGCCAGCAGAGAAAACCGATGGCGCACAATACCAAACATCACAATTCTGATACCGACCTTGCCAGCTGGCACGGGCGGCGTTCTCATACATTCAAATATGACTGGTACCAGCATGCTCCATGCACTGAAGAACAGGCCGAATGGCTGATTCAGAACTACCGCAGGCGTGGGTACGACTTTCAGAAAGACCTCAGCCCTGACTTCCGACACTGGATAATTTCTGTCAGGCTCCCTTATTCCGAACGCCCACCGCGTCCGTCCCGCACATTCCAGCAACGCATCTGGAGGTAACGTGCGGGTATTACTTCGACCTGTTCTGGTGCCGGAACTTGGGGTGGTTATCGTTAAGCCAGGTCGTGAATCCATGCAGGTATTCCATAACGGCAGAGTGCTGGTTGAACCGGAGCCAAAAAGCATGCGCGGTCTGCCGTCCGGAGTCGTTCCTGCTGTTCGCCAGCCGCTGGCGGAGGATAAATCATTACTGCCATTTTTCAGCGATGAGCGGGTGATTCGTGCTGCTGGTGGTGCTGGTGCATTGTCTGACTGGCTGTTACGCCACGTTAAATCCTGCCAGTGGCCTCATGGTGACTATCATCACAGTGAAACCGTCATACATCGTTATGGTACCGGCGCAATGGTGTTGTGCTGGCACTGCGACAACCAGCTGCGTGACCAGACATCCGAATCACTCGAGCAACTTGCTCATCAAAACCTGTCAGCATGGATGATTGACGTCATACGCCATGCAATGAATGGCACGCAGGAGCGGGAATTATCGCTGGCTGAATTATCTTGGTGGGCAACCATAAATAACGTAGCGGACGCACTACCGGAGACGGTATTACGTCGTTCGCTGGGATTGCGCGCGGAAAAAATTCGCTCAGTATACCGCGAGAGCGACATCGTGCCGGGAGAGCAGACTGCCACCAGCATACTGAAGCAGCGCACAAAAAATCTTGCGCCGCTGCCTCACGCCCACCAGCAAAACCCGCCACAGGAAAAGACGGTGGTCAGCATTGCTGTTGATCCGGAGTCTCCGGAATCTTTCATGAAACGACCTAAACGTCGCCGCTGGGTTAACGAGAAATACACACGCTGGGTGAAGACACAGCCGTGTGCGTGTTGTGGTAAGCCAGCCGACGATCCCCATCACCTGATTGGTCATGGTCAGGGCGGAATGGGGACAAAATCTCACGATATTTTTACGCTACCGCTGTGTCGGGAGCATCACAACGAGCTTCATGCGGATCCGCTGGCGTTCGAAGAAAAGCATGGTTCTCAGGTTGATTTAATTTTTCGTTTTCTTGATCACGCCTTTGCAACTGGCGTGCTTGGGTAAAAGAGGTGACTGATGCTCATAGATTTGGTTTTACCTTACCCGCCGACGGTGAACACTTACTGGCGACGCCGTGGCAGCACATATTTTATCTCGGAGGAGGGAAAGCGTTATCGCCGTGATGTGGCGCTTATTGTTCGCCAGCAGCGACTGAAATTAAAGCTGTCCGGACGGCTGGCGATAAAGGTGATTGCAGAGCCACCGGATAAACGTCGTCGTGACCTGGACAATATCCTGAAAGCACCACTGGATGCACTGACACATGCGGGGTTGCTTATCGACGACGAGCAGTTTGATGAAATCAATATTGTGCGCGGTCAGCTCGTTCCTGGTGGGCGACTGGGGATAAAAATCACAGAATTGGGGTGCGCATGAATAACCAGTATTTACAGTTTGTGCGTGAGCAGCTCATTATCGCCACCGCTGATTTGAGTGGGGCAACAAAAGGTCAGCTTGAAGCCTGGCAGGAGAATGCCATGTTTGATACAGGGCGTTACAGGCGTAAAAAAATCCGGTACCGAGATGAAGTGACCGGAAAAATGATTACGCGGGATAATCCACCAATCCCGGGGAAACAATCGCTGGCGAAGGGGACGTCAATTCCTCTGGTCAGTCCGGTTGAGTTTTCGACATCATCGTGGCGGCGGGCTGTTCTGTCTCTTGAAGAACATCATAAAGCCTGGTTGTTATGGTGTTACAGCGGGAGTATTTGTTGGGAATATCAGATCGCGATAACACAGTGGGCGTGGAATGAATTTAATACTCAATCCGGTACCAGAAAAATTGCAGGGAAAACGCAGGAACGCCTGAAAAAATTAATCTGGCTGGCGGCGCAGGCAGTAAAAGCAGAACTTTTTGGTGGGGAAGGTTATGAATACCAGGAGCTGGCATTACTGGCGGGAGTGACAACTAAAAACTGGTCCAAAACATTTACTCGTCACTGGGTTGCAATGAAACACATTTTTCACCGACTGGATAGTGAGGCTTTATTGTTTGTAATGAGAACACGTTCAAAACAAAAGGCGGCATTTTCAAAGCAAAGTGTTGCAAAAGTAGATTGAAAGGCATATATTTCATGCAAATCTGATATTTTGCCGATTTTGTACGTGATGGCAAAAGCAAACAAAACCCGCCCACAAGCGGGTTTTTTTGTGCCACTTATCTCGGATAGAAATGGTGAATGCGCTGGTGGAGGAAGTAAGGGTAATTTTTAACCAGGTGATTCTTGAATGCTTGCAACATTTATTTCGTAACGTTATTATCCTGCGCCCGGCCCTTTAGCTCAGTGGTGAGAGCGAGCGACTCATAATCGCCAGGTCGCTGGTTCAAATCCAGCAAGGGCCACCAACCGTCACCAGTTCATCAGGAAAGAGCGTCAACCCTTTAAGTTGAGTGTGCGAGGTTCGAGTCCCCGGTGGCGGTCCAGTGCCGACTTAGCTCAGTAGGTAGAGCAACTGACTTGTAATCAGTAGGTCACCAGTTCGATTCCGGTAGTCGGCACCATATGCGGGTATCGTATAATGGCTATTACCTCAGCCTTCCAAGCTGATGATGCGGGTTCGATTCCCGCTACCCGCTCCAGCATTTGAAATAAGCCTTATTGTATTGCAGCACTGGCGTATTTTTTATTACGTGGGAGCAGGTTGTTTTAAGAGACATTCTGTTCTCTGGCTATAATTTGAGGCCAGGTGTAGCCTCAGTGCTGATTTTTTTACGACAGCAGAATGGTGCATTATCGGTGGAGATTTTGTATTTCCTGGCAGGGTCGGTGATGCATCATTCCGATGTTGTAAGCATCGCTCAGAATAACGTTGAGATTAATCGCGTACTAAGCAAAACCTGGAAATACATCCTTAACCGCCGCACCAGGCGGTTTTTTTTATTCATTTTTTTTTCATGGCTCGCTACGGCGGGCCTTTTTCATATCCTCGCCACACCCGGCGCATATCACATCAAATAACGCCGCGCAAAAGGCATCTGCGGGTGCCTTTGACGGGGTGTTTTTACGGGCCGCTGGTGGCCCTTTTTTATTTACAGGAGAAAAACGTATGTCTGAACCCTTATCCGGTTCCGGCACGGCTGCGGCGCTCGGTGGGGCGACGGTGTACGGGCTGTTTACCGGAACGGATTTCGGGATTGTGTTTGGTGCGTTCGCCGGGGCGTTATTTGTGGCAACGATGCCGCAGGCGCTTTCAGTCTGGCGTGTGGTGGCGCATTTTTTGGTGTCGTTTATCGTCGGCGTGCTGGGGGCGCGCGTGCTGTCAGCCTGGATTGCATCAAAAACAGGGTATGACGGTACATCGGCAGATGCGCTGTGTGCGGTGCTGGTATCGGTGGTGTCGGTGAAGATTCTGTCGTTCATCCACCAGCAGGATATTGCATCGCTGGTGTCCGGTGTGTTCTCCCGTCTGCGGGGTGGAGGCGGTAATGTTAAGTAACCTTCCCGGATTACTGAATGTGGTGTTAAGCACGGTTATCGTGCTGACGCTCTTTTTTTATCGTCGTGGTGATTCCAGACATAAACCGCTGATGTCGTGGCTGGCCTGGCTGCTGATGCTGCTGTATGCCTTTGCGCCACTTTGTTATCTGTGTGGTCGCTTTCCACCCGGTAACTGGCTGGTCGTCCTGATTAACCTGGTGTTCTGCGTGCTGGTGATACGAGCACGCGGGAACGTATCAAAAATCCTTTCATTACGGAGGTGAGTATGCCCGGTAAATTCAGATTCAGTCGTCGAAGTGAGAAAAATCTGGAGGGCGTCAAACCACAGCTGGTTGCTGTTGTTCGCCGTGCGCTGGAGCTGACGGAGGTTGACTTCGGTATTACGGAAGGCCTGCGCAGTAAGTATCGCCAGAAGCAGCTGGTCGCGGAAGGGAAAAGCCAGACCATGAACAGCCGCCACCTGACCGGTGATGCGGTGGATGTTGTGGCCTACATTGGTAGCCAGGTGTCATGGGACTGGCCTCTGTACGAGAAAATCGCGCAGGCATTTAAGCAGGCTGCCGCAGAGCTGGGAACTGCCATCGAATGGGGCGGGGACTGGAAAACACTGAAAGACGGGCCTCACTTTCAGTTGAAGCGCTAATAACCAGGTGGTTTATGAGCCGAAAACACTGGACACACAGAATGCCGCGAACGGCGGCGAAATGGGCACTGGTAGCGATACTGGTGCCTTTTTTCCTGGTGGGATGCGTTAGCCTGGATAAGGTGCGCCAGCTTTTCGATACGGCCTCGCAGGTCTGCGAAATTGTCGAAAGTGCCAGGCAGTGTATGCAGAACTGATCGCCTGTAAGAGCAGAATATTGTTGAATCTAAGTAAGCGGCTCGTCAGAACCGTATTGATATTTACTGAGAGCTCAGATCAACTTTCCAGGGCAACAGATCGCGTACCCGGTTTGCCGGCCAGTCCTGGATATGTTCAATGACGTAGCGCAGCCACTTTTCTGGCTCCACATTGTTCAGACGGCATGTGCCGATCAGCGAGTACAACACCGCCGCATGTTCACCACCGCTGTCGGAACCCGCGAACATCCACTTTTTCCGGCCTACGGCCACTCCCCGTAAGGCGTTCTCTGCGATGTTGTTGTCGATTTCCACCCAGCCATTACTGCAGTACACGTTCAGTGCATCCCACTGTTTCAGCAGGTATGCGAACGCTTTTGCCGTATCTGAGTGACGCGACAGTGTTTTCATCTGTTGCTGTATCCAGTCATACAGTGACTGCATCAGTGGCGCGGCTCTGGTTTTTCTTGCCGCCAGACGCTGTTCTGCTGAACAGCCCCGGACCTCTGCCTCGATGGCATACAGTTCACCGATACGCTGCAGGGCTTCCGTGGTGATGTCGGTGGGCGCTCTTGCATGCACATCGTGGATTTTTCTCCGGGCATGAGCCATACACGCGGCTTCCGTTATTCTGCCGGATTCGTATAACGCCCGGTAACCACCGTAAGCATCGGCCTGAAGCACACCGCTGTAACCGGCCAGGTGATTTTGTGGATGGATACCTTTCCGGTCCGGACTGTACGCGAACCAGACCGCCGGGGGCATCTGTGAACCGGCGTTACGGTCATCACGGACGTAGACCCACAGCCGGGCTGTCCGGGTTTTACCGCTGCCCGGCTCCTGGACCGGGACGGGGATATCATCAGCATGGACTTTACCGGGCATCAGCACATACTGGCGCAGGACGTCATACAGCGGCTCCAGTAGTTCAGCAACGGCACCTGTCCAGCGCCCCAGTGTGGCACGGCTCAGCTCCACACCCTGACGGCGGTATATCTCTGACTGGCGGTATAACGGCAGATGGTCTGCATATTTTCCGGTGACGACATGGGCCAGGAGCCCCGCTCCGGCATAACTGCGTGCAATGGGTTTTGAAGGTACTGGTGCCTGCACGATATGGTCGCACCGACAACAGGCCAGTTTCGGACGTTGTGTTTCGATAACCTTAAAGGCGCTGCTGATAAGCTCCAGTTGCTCTGACACATCACATCCCAGAGAACTGAGTTCACCACCACAGGCAGGACAGCATTCCTCTTCCGGCCGGATAACCCGGGTTTCACGGGGAAGTGAGGCCGGTAACGGTTTACGGGCTGAAGACTGGCGCAGGGCGGATGGCAGTACCGGGTCATATTGCTCACCCAGCGTTTCCGCCATTTCTTCCTGAAGTGCGCTGATTCGCTCCTGTGCTTCCTGTATCTGCCGTTCGGTTTTTGCACGAAGTTTTTCTGAGCTTTTACCGAACTGCATACGTTGCAGTTTCGCAACCAGCGCCTTCAGCCGGTTGATTTCGGAAGCATAAGCCGCCACCCGCTGTGAGAGCAGGCGGTTGTATTCAGCCATCTGGCGGATGGTGTCCTGTTGCGTCTGCAACAGTGCCCGCAGGCGGGCGTTCTCATGAGCAAGTGAGGTGTCCATATCCTCACTTTACAACGGGTTATATGCGGATTCCAGCGCGTTCCGTTCGTTTCGGGTGCTTCCAGTTGATACCTTCAAGAAGCATGGATAACTGAGCCGGAGTAAGGTGCACCTTGCCGTCACGGGTGACTGGCCAGACGAAGCGGCCCCGCTCCAGGCGTTTGGTGAAGAGGCACAGTCCGTCACTGTCAGCCCACAACACTTTTATCTGGTCACCCCGGCGTCCGCGGAAGATGAACAGGTGTCCGGAGAACGGGTCATCCTTCAGGACGTTCTGAACTTTTGATGCCAGGCCGTTAAAGCCATTTCGCATATCGGTGATACCTGCAACCAGCCAGATACGCGAACCTGCAGGGAGAGATATCATCAGTGGCTGCTCCCTTTTATTTCGCGGATAAGTGTCTGTAATAACGCCGGCGTCAGTTTACCTTTAAGCCTGAGAGTTCCGGCCGGCAGAACCAGCTCACAACACAGACTGTCGGACGGTGTATTTATCTGCTCTGGTTCCTGTGCGGGGGCCGGGATTTTATTATCCGGCTCCGGCGTTAACGTCACGGGAAGCAGTGCCGGCATATTTTTTCCGGAAGGCAGCAGGCCACCTTTCCGGTATTGATGGCGCCAGTTGAAGAGCAGGTTATCGTTGATTCCGTTTTCCCGGGCGATCTGCGCCACACAGGCTCCGGGCTGCAGTGACTGCTCCACTAAGGCGATTTTAAACTCATAAGGGAAGTTGGGCCGCCGGGGACGTTTTTTTACCACGGGGGCTTCGGATATAACGGTGCTTTCAGGACGTACGACTGGTACCGTGGAAAATTGTCCGTAAAGGCAGGCATCAAGTTCCTGCTCCGACATGCCTGCGGGCAAAGGCCACGAAAGGCCAGCTCTCCGAAAGCGCACGAACATACTACAAACTGTTGATTTTGGTACACCCAGGCGACGCCCGGCCACAACCCGGGGTAAATGTTCTTCAAAGTGAAGACGTAAAGCTTCAGTGATCCAGGTCCGGTGTTTCATACGATAGTGTCCATTAAAAATGATGGACATTATTTTTGTAGAGCCGGAGGAAACAGACCAGACGGTTTAAATGAGCCGGTTACGAATCTAAATTTACTTTGAACAGTGGCCCGGATGGAAAGGGCATCTAAATAGGAGCAGAAAAATGTTAACTGTAAAAGTCATGTCTCAAAATGGTGGGGAAGAGCTCCATTGCGGGCGTAGCATTGGCTATCATCCAGAGCAGCGGAGTATTGCCGTATCGGGAAAGGATGGGAAAGTCATTCTGAAAGATGGAGATATTGCTTATGTAATGAACCAAAACGCTCAAATAATATCTGTTTATCGGCCCAATAATAGTCAGAAAAACATTTGAATTTCGCAAGTCCAAAGTTCAGTGGTGATCGTTATCAACTAATTGAAATAACAAGCTTATGTTTGTGTAATTGGTGATATAGCATGTTAATGCTGAATATCAGCGTCAACATGGAGTTATACAATGGTTTTTAAACACTATTACGTGAACAAAAATGCTCAGAGCAATGGCGATCATGAGGTGCATGCTGAGGAATGTTCATATCTTCCTGCTGTAGCTAACCGCGATTACCTTGGTTACTATAGTGATTGTTCTTCGGCGGTAACAGAGGCAAAGGCCAAAGGATATTCCCGGGTGAATGGTTGCTATTGGTGTGCCAATAAGTGCCACACGTCTTAATCAATTGTCAATAAACCATAAAGGCCGCTCTGCGGCCTTTTTCATGTTAAAAAAGATTGCGGCATTACAGCAGCCCTTCACACTGAGTGGCTGCGATAATGTGAGAAATAAAAAACCGGCAGGGGAAATCCATTGAAGATTTGCCGGTGGCAAAAAGATGGCCATGCTTTCAACCTTAGTCGCAGGGTTACGGAGTGCAACTACGAATGCTGCCGGTATATGGCTGAATGGCGTTTCAATGATGTACGTCATCTTATCTGTAAATGTTAATGATAAACGCTCTCATTTGTGCGGGTCCTTCCGGTGGGGTGGCCTGCCACGGGGCGGAAGGCGCGCGGGTTTTCGCTATTTATGAAAATTTTCCGGGGAAAATCATGTCGGTACTTCTCGAACATAACTATTTGTTTTTTCTAATATCGAATCCGTAAAAGGTCCGACATGAAAACGCCTAAAAAAGTCATTTTCGGGCACTTTCATGTCGGACCCTGTGTTTGTTGTGAGACTGTTTCATGAAGGTTAATAAAAAGAAACTTGCCGAAATTTTCAACGTGGATCCGCGAACGATTGAACGCTGGCAGTCTCAGGGACTCCCTTGCGTCTCCGGAGGTGGTAAGGGCGTTGAATCTGTATTTGATACCTCCATGGCAATTCAGTGGTATGCGCAGAGGGAGGCTGATATCGAAAATGAAAAACTCCGTAAAGAGGTTGAGGATTTCAGGGCTGCCAGTGAGGCAGATCTCCAGCCTGGGACTATTGAGTACGAACGCCATCGACTTACGCGTGCGCAGGCTGACGCCCAGGAGCTGAAGAATGCCAGAGACTCCGCAGAAGTGGTGGAAACCGCATTCTGTACTTTCGTGCTGTCACGGATCGCAGGTGAAATTGCCAGTATTCTTGACGGGATCCCTCTCTCGGTACAGCGGCGTTTTCCGGAACTGGAAAACCGACATGTTGATTTCCTGAAACGGGATATCATCAAAGCCATGAACAAAGCAGCCGCGCTGGATGAACTGATACCGGGGTTGCTGAGTGAATATATCGAACAGTCAGATTGATATTCTGCGGCGTGATGTACGCGCCGGGCTGCGAGCCCTGTTCAGGCCGGAGCCACAGACCGCCGTTGAATGGGCGGATGCCAGTTACTATCTCCCAAAAGAATCCGCATACCAGGAAGGGCGCTGGGAAACACTGCCCTTTCAGCGGGCCATCATGAATGCGATGGGCAGCGACTACATCCGTGAGGTGAATGTGGTGAAGTCTGCCCGTGTCGGTTATTCCAAAATGCTGTTGGGTGTTTATGCCTACTTCATAGAGCATAAGCAGCGCAACACCCTTATCTGGTTGCCGACGGATGGTGATGCCGAGAACTTTATGAAAACCCACGTTGAGCCGACTATTCGTGATATTCCGTCGCTGCTGGCGCTGGCCCCGTGGTATGGCAAAAAGCACCGGGATAACACGCTCACCATGAAGCGTTTCACTAATGGGCGTGGCTTCTGGTGCCTGGGCGGTAAAGCGGCAAAAAACTACCGTGAAAAGTCGGTGGATGTGGCGGGTTATGATGAACTTGCTGCCTTTGATGAGGATATTGAACAGGAAGGCTCTCCGACGTTCCTGGGCGATAAGCGTATTGAAGGCTCGGTCTGGCCAAAGTCCATCCGTGGCTCCACGCCCAAAGTGAGAGGCACATGCCAGATTGAGCGTGCAGCCAGTGAATCCCCGCATTTTATGCGTTTTCATGTTGCCTGCCCGCACTGCGGGGAGGAGCAGTACCTTAAATTTGGCGATAAAGAGACGCCGTTTGGCCTCAAATGGACGCCGGATGATCCCTCCAGCGTGTTTTATCTCTGCGAACATAATGCCTGCGTCATCCGCCAGCAGGAGCTGGACTTCACTGATGCCCGTTATATCTGCGAAAAGACCGGGATCTGGACCCGTGATGGCATTCTCTGGTTTTCGTCATCCGGTGAAGAGATTGAACCGCCTGACAGCGTGACCTTTCACATCTGGACAGCGTACAGCCCGTTCACCACCTGGGTGCAGATTGTCAAAGACTGGATGAAAACGAAAGGGGATACGGGAAAACGTAAAACCTTCGTGAACACCACGCTCGGTGAGACATGGGAAGCGAAAATCGGTGAACGTCCGGATGCTGAAGTGATGGCAGAGCGGAAAGAGCATTATTCAGCGCCCGTTCCTGACCGTGTGGCTTACCTGACCGCCGGTATCGACTCCCAGCTGGACCGCTACGAAATGCGCGTATGGGGATGGGGGCCGGGTGAGGAAAGCTGGCTGATTGACCGGCAGATTATTATGGGCCGCCACGACGATGAACAGACGCTGCTGCGTGTGGATGAGGCCATCAATAAAACCTATACCCGCCGGAATGGTGCAGAAATGTCGGTATCCCGTATCTGCTGGGATACTGGCGGGATTGACCCGACCATTGTGTATGAACGCTCGAAAAAACATGGGCTGTTCCGGGTGATCCCCATTAAAGGGGCATCCGTCTACGGAAAGCCGGTGGCCAGCATGCCACGTAAGCGAAACAAAAACGGGGTTTACCTTACCGAAATCGGTACGGATACCGCGAAAGAGCAGATTTATAACCGCTTCACACTGACGCCGGAAGGGGATGAACCGCTTCCCGGTGCCGTTCACTTCCCGAATAACCCGGATATTTTTGATCTTACCGAAGCGCAGCAGCTGACTGCTGAAGAGCAGGTCGAAAAATGGGTGGATGGCAGGAAAAAAATACTGTGGGACAGCAAAAAGCGACGCAATGAGGCACTTGACTGCTTCGTTTATGCGCTGGCGGCGCTGCGCATCAGTATTTCCCGCTGGCAGCTGGATCTCAGTGCACTGCTGGCGAGCCTGCAGGAAGAGGATGGTGCAGCAACCAACAAGAAAACACTGGCAGATTACGCCCGTGCCTTATCCGGAGAGGATGAATGACGCGACAGGAAGAACTTGCCGCTGCCCGTGCGGCACTGCATGACCTGATGACAGGTAAACGGGTGGCAACAGTACAGAAAGACGGACGAAGGGTGGAGTTTACGGCCACTTCCGTGTCTGACCTGAAAAAATACATTGCAGAGCTGGAAGTGCAGACCGGCATGACACAGCGACGCAGGGGACCCGCAGGATTTTATGTATGAAAACGTCCACCTTTCCCACCCTTCTGGGGCCGGACGGCATGACATCGCTGCGTGAATATGCCGGCTATCACGGCGGTGGCAGCGGATTTGGTGGGCAGTTGCGGGCGTGGAACCCACCGGGTGAAAGTGTGGATGCAGCCCTGCTGCCCAATTTTACCCGTGGCAATGCCCGCGCAGACGATCTGGTACGCAATAACGGCTATGCCGCCAACGCCATCCAGCTGCATCAGGATCATATCGTCGGGTCTTTTTTCCGGCTCAGTCATCGCCCAAGCTGGCGCTATCTGGGCATCGGGGAGGAAGAAGCCCGTGCCTTTTCCCGCGAGGTTGAAGCGGCATGGAAAGAGTTTGCCGAGGATGACTGCTGCTGCATTGACGTTGAGCGAAAACGCACGTTTACCATGATGATTCGGGAAGGTGTGGCCATGCACGCCTTTAACGGTGAACTGTTCGTTCAGGCTACCTGGGATACCAGTCCGTCGCGGCTTTTCCGGACACAGTTCCGGATGGTCAGCCCGAAGCGCATCAGCAACCCGAACAATACCGGCGACAGCCGGAACTGCCGTGCCGGTGTGCAGATTAATGACAGCGGTGCGGCGCTGGGATATTACGTCAGCGAGGACGGCTATCCTGGCTGGATGCCGCAGAAATGGACATGGATACCCCGTGAGTTACCCGGCGGGCGCGCCTCGTTCATTCACGTTTTTGAACCCGTGGAGGACGGACAGACCCGCGGTGCAAATGTGTTTTACAGCGTGATGGAGCAGATGAAGATGCTCGACACGCTGCAGAACACGCAGCTGCAGAGCGCCATTGTGAAGGCAATGTATGCCGCCACCATTGAAAGTGAGCTGGATACGCAGTCAGCGATGGATTTTATTCTGGGAGCGAACAGTCAGGAGCAGCGGGAAAGGCTGACGGGCTGGATTGGTGAAATTGCCGCGTATTATGCCGCAGCACCGGTCCGTCTGGGAGGCGCAAAAGTGCCACACCTGATGCCGGGGGACTCACTGAACCTGCAGACGGCTCAGGACACGGATAACGGCTACTCCGTGTTTGAGCAGTCACTGCTGCGGTATATCGCTGCCGGGCTGGGTGTCTCGTATGAGCAGCTTTCCCGGAATTACGCCCAGATGAGCTACTCCACGGCACGGGCCAGCGCGAACGAGTCGTGGGCGCACTTTATGGGGCGGCGAAAATTCGTCGCATCCCGTCAGGCGAGCCAGATGTTTCTGTGCTGGCTGGAAGAGGCCATCGTTCGCCGCGTGGTGACGTTACCTTCAAAAGCGCGCTTCAGCTTTCAGGAAGCCCGCAGCGCCTGGGGGAACTGTGACTGGATAGGCTCCGGTCGTATGGCTATCGATGGTCTGAAAGAAGTACAGGAAGCGGTGATGCTGATAGAAGCCGGACTGAGCACCTACGAGAAAGAGTGCGCAAAACGCGGCGACGACTATCAGGAAATTTTTGCCCAGCAGGTCCGTGAAACGATGGAGCGCCGCGAAGCCGGTCTTAAACCGCCCGCCTGGGCGGCTGCGGCATTTGAATCCGGGCTGCGACAATCAACAGAGGAGGAGAAGAGTGACAGCAGAGCTGCGTAATCTCCCGCATATTGCCAGTATGGCTTTTAATGAGCCGCTGATGCTTGAACCCGCCTATGCGCGGGTTTTCTTTTGTGCGCTTGCAGGCCAGCTGGGGATCAGCCGCCTGACGGATGCGGTGTCCGGTGACAGCCTGACTGCCGGAGAGGCACCCGCGACGCTGGCGTTATCCGGTAATGATGACGGGCCACGACAGGCCCGCAGTTATCAGGTCATGAACGGCATCGCCGTGCTGCCGGTGTCCGGCACGCTGGTCAGCCGGACGCGGGCGCTGCAGCCGTATTCGGGGATGACCGGTTACAACGGCATTATCGCCCGTCTGCAACAGGCTGCCAGCGACCCGATGGTGGACGGCATTCTGCTGGATATGGACACGCCCGGCGGAATGGTGGCAGGGGCATTTGACTGCGCTGACATCATCGCCCGTGTGCGTGACATAAAGCCGGTATGGGCGCTGGCCAATGACATGAACTGCAGCGCAGGTCAGCTGCTTGCCAGTGCCGCCTCCCGGCGTCTGGTCACGCAGACCGCCCGGACAGGCTCCATCGGCGTCATGATGGCCCACAGTAATTACGGTGCTGCGCTGGAGAAACAGGGCGTGGAAATCACGCTGATTTACAGCGGCAGCCATAAGGTGGATGGCAACCCCTACAGCCATCTACCGGATGATGTCCGGGAGACACTGCAGTCCCGGATGGATGCAACCCGCCGGATGTTTGCACAGAAGGTGTCGGCATATACCGGCCTGTCCGTGCAGGCTGTGCTGGATACCGAGGCTGCAGTGTACAGCGGTCAGGAGGCCATTGATGCCGGACTGGCTGATGAACTTGTTAACAGTACCGATGCGATCACCGTCATGCGTGATGCACTGGATGCACGTAAATCCCGTCTCTCAGGAGGGCGAATGACCAAAGAGACTCAATCAACAACTGTTTCAGCCACTGCTTCGCAGGCTGACGTTACTGGCGTGGTGCAAGCGACGGAGGGCGAGAACGCCAGCGCTGCGCAGCCGGACGTGAACGCGCAGATCACCGCAGCGGTTGCGGCAGAAAACAGTCGCATTATGGGGATCCTCAACTGTGAGGAGGCTCACGGACGCGAAGAACAGGCACGCGTGCTGGCCGAAACCCCCGGTATGACCGTGGAAACGGCCCGCCGTATTCTGGCCGCAGCACCACAGAGTGCACAGGCGCGCAGTGACACTGCGCTGGATCGTCTGATGCAGGGGGCACCGGCACCGCTGGCTGCAGGTAACCCGGCATCTGATGCCGTTAACGATTTGCTGAACACACCAGTGTAAGGGATGTTTATGACGAGCAAAGAAACCTTTACCCATTACCAGCCGCTGGGCAACAGTGACCCGGCTCATACCGCAACCGCGCCCGGCGGATTGAGTGCGAAAGCGCCTGCAATGACCCCGCTGATGCTGAACACCTCCACCCGTAAGCTGGTTGCGTGGGATGGCACCACCGACGGTGCTGCCGTTGGCATTCTGGCGGTTGCTGCTGACCAGACCAGCACCACACTGACGTTCTACAAGTCCGGCACGTTCCGTTATGAGGATGTGCTCTGGCCGGAGGCTGCCAGCGACGAGACGAAAAAACGGACCGCGTTTGCCGGAACGGCAATCAGCATCGTTTAACCTGACCCTTCATCACTAAAGGCCGCCTGTGCGGCTTTTTTTACGGGATTTTTTTATGTCGATGTACACAACCGCCCAACTGCTGGCGGCAAATGAGCAGAAATTTAAGTTTGATCCGCTGTTTCTGCGTCTCTTTTTCCGTGAGAGCTATCCCTTCACCACGGAGAAAGTCTATCTCTCACAAATTCCGGGACTGGTAAACATGGCGCTGTACGTTTCGCCGATTGTTTCCGGTGAGGTTATCCGCTCCCGTGGCGGCTCCACCTCTGAATTTACACCGGGATATGTCAAGCCCAAGCATGAGGTGAATCCGCAGATGACCCTGCGTCGCCTGCCGGATGAAGATCCACAGAATCTGGCGGACCCGGCTTACCGCCGCCGTCGCATCATCCTGCAGAACATGCGAGACGAAGAGCTGGCCATTGCCCAGGTCGAAGAGATGCAGGCAGTTTCTGCCGTGCTTAAGGGCAAATACACCATGACCGGTGAAGCCTTCGATCCGGTTGAGGTGGATATGGGTCGCAGTGAAGCGAATAACATCACGCAGTCCGGCAGCACGGAGTGGAGCAAGCGCGACAAGTCCACGTATGACCCGACCGACGATATCGAAGCCTACGCGCTGAACGCCAGCGGTGTGGTGAATATTATCGTTTTTGATCCGAAAGGCTGGGCGCTGTTCCGTTCCTTCAAAGCCGTCAGGGAGAAGCTGGATACCCGTCGCGGCTCTCATTCCGAGCTGGAGACAGCGGTGAAAGACCTGGGCAAAGCGGTGTCCTATAAGGGGATGTATGGCGATGTGGCCATCGTCGTGTATTCCGGACAGTACGTGGAAAACGGCGTCAAAAAGAACTTTCTGCCGGACAACACGATGGTGCTGGGGAACACTCAGGCTCGCGGTCTGCGCACCTATGGCTGCATTCAGGATGCGGACGCACAGCGCGAAGGTATTAACGCTTCTGCCCGCTACCCGAAAAACTGGGTGACCAGCGGCGATCCGGCGCGTGAGTTCACCATGATTCAGTCAGCACCGCTGATGCTGCTGGCTGATCCTGATGAGTTCGTGTCCGTTCAACTGGCGTAATCATGGCCCTTCGGGGCCATTTTCTCTCTGTGGAGGAGTCCATGACGAAAGATGAACTGATTGCCCGTCTCCGGTCGCTGGGTGAGCAACTGAACCGTGATGTCAGCCTGACGGGGACGAAAGAAGAACTGGCGCTCCGTGTGGCAGAGCTGGAAGAGGAGCTTGATGACAAGGATGACGCAGCCGGTCAGGACACGTCTGTCAGCCCGGAAAATGCGCTGACCGGACATGAAAATGAGGTGGTATCAGCACAGACGGATACCGTGACTGATACGGCTGTTCTGGTCACGGTTGTGGCACTGGTGACGCTGCATACCGATGCACTTCACGCCACGCGGGATGAGGCTGTGGCATTTGTGCTGCCGGGAACGGCGTTCCGTGTCTCTGCCGGTGTGGCAGCTGAAATGACAGAGCGCGGCCTGGCCAGAATGCAATAACGGGAGGCGCTGTGGCTGATTTCGATAACCTGTTCGATGCTGCCATTGCCCGCGCCGATGAAACGATACGCGGGTACATGGGAACGTCAGCCACCATGACATCCGGTGAGCAGTCCGGCGCAGTAATACGTGGTGTTTTTGATGACCCTGAAAATATCAGCTATGCCGGACAGGGCGTGCGCGTTGAAGGCTCCAGCCCGTCCCTGTTTGTCCGGACTGATGATGTGCGGCAGCTGCGGCGCGGCGACACGCTGACCATCGGTGAGGAAAACTTCTGGATAGACCGGATTTCGCCGGATGATGGCGGAAGCTGTCATCTCTGGCTTGGGCGGGGCGTACCGCCTGCCGTTAACCGTCGCCGCTGAAAGGGGGATGTATGGCCATAAAAGGTCTTGAGCAGGCCGTTGAAAACCTCAGCCGTATCAGCAGAACGGCGGTGCCCGGTGCCGCCGCAATGGCCATTAACCGCGTTGCTTCATCCGCGATATCGCAGTCGGTGGCACAGGTTGCCCGTGAGACAAAGGTACGCCGGAAACTGGTAAAGGAAAGGGCCAGGCTGAAAAGGGCCACGGTCAAAAATCCGCAGGCCAGAATCAAGGTTAACCGGGGGGATTTGCCCGTAATCAAGCTGGGTAACGCGCGGGTTGTCCTGTCCCGCCGCAGGCGTCGTAAAAAGGGGCAGCGTTCAGCCCTGAAAGGTGGCGGCAGTGTGCTTGTGGTGGGAAACCGTCGTATTCCCGGCACGTTTATTCAGCAACTGAAAAACGGCCGGTGGCATGTTATGCAGCGTGTGGCCGGGAAAAACCGTTACCCCATTGATGTAGTGAAAATCCCGATGGCGGTGCCGCTGACCACGGCGTTTAAACAGAATATTGAACGGATACGGCGTGAACGTCTTCCGAAAGAGCTGGGCTATGCGCTGCAGCATCAACTGAGAATGGTAATAAAGCGATGAAACATACTGAACTCCGTGCAGCCGTACTGGATGCACTGGAGAAGCATAACGCCGGGGCGACGCTTTTTGATGGTCGCCCCGCTGTTTTTGATGAGGCGGATTTTCCGGCAATTGCCGTTTATCTCACCGGCGCTGAATACACGGGCGAAGAGCTGGACAGCGATACCTGGCAGGCGGAGCTGCATATTGAAGTTTTCCTGCCTGCTCAGGTGCCGGATTCAGAGCTGGATGCGTGGATGGAGTCCCGGATTTATCCGGTGATGAGCGATATCCCGGCACTGTCAGATTTGATCACCAGTATGGTGGCCAGCGGCTATGACTACCGGCGCGACGATGATGCGGGCCTGTGGAGTTCAGCCGATCTGACTTATGTCATTACCTATGAAATGTGAGGACGATATGCCTGTACCAAATCCAGTAATGCCGGTGAAAGGGGCCGGGACCACACTGTGGGTTTATAAGGGGAACGGTGACCCTTATGCGAACCCGCTTTCAGACGTTGACTGGTCGCGTCTGGCTAAAGTTAAAGACCTGACGCCCGGCGAACTGACCGCTGAGTCCTATGACGACAGCTATCTCGATGATGAAGATGCGGACTGGACTGCGACCGGGCAGGGGCAGAAATCTGCCGGAGATACCAGCTTCACGCTGGCGTGGATGCCCGGAGAACAGGGGCAGCAGGCGCTGCTGGCGTGGTTTAATGAAGGGGATACCCGTGCCTATAAAATCCGCTTCCCGAACGGCACGGTCGATGTGTTCCGCGGCTGGGTCAGCAGTATCGGTAAGGCGGTGACGGCGAAGGAAGTGATCACCCGCACGGTGAAAGTCACCAACGTGGGACGTCCGTCGATGGCAGAAGATCGCAGCACGGTAACAGCGGCAACCGGCATGACCGTGACGCCTGCCAGCACTTCGGTGGTGAAAGGGCAGAGCACCACGCTGACCGTGGCATTCCAGCCGGAAGGCGCAACCGACAAGAGCTTCCGTGCGGTGTCTGCGGATAAAACAAAAGCCACCGTGTCGGTCAGTGGTATGACCATCACCGTGAAAGGTGTTGCTGCAGGCAAGGTCAACATTCCGGTTGTATCCGGTAATGGTGAACTTGCTGTGGTTGCAGAAATCACCGTCACCGCCAGTTAATCCGGAGAGTCAGCGATGTTCCTGAAAACCGAATCATTTGAATATAACGGTGTGAGCGTCACGCTTTCTGAACTGTCAGCCCTGCAGCGAATTGAGCATCTCGCCCTGCTGAAACGACAGGCAGAACAGGCGGGATCCAGTCTCAATCGACAGGTGAGCGTGGAAGATCTCGTCAGAACCGGTGCTTTTCTGGTGGCGATGTCCCTGTGGCATAGCCATCCGCAGAAGACAAAGATGCCGTCCATGAATGAAGCCGTTAAACAAATTGAGCAGGAAGTGCTTACCACCTGGCCCACGGAGGCAATTTCTCATGCTGAAAACGTGGTGTACCGGCTGTCTGGTATGTATGAGTTTGTTGTGAATAATGCCCCTGAACAGACAGAGGACGCCGGGCCTGCAGAGCCTGTTTCTGCGGGAAAGTGTTCGACGGTGAGCTGAGTTTTGCCCTGAAACTGGCGCGTGAGATGGGGCGACCCGACTGGCGCGCCATGCTTGCCGGGATGTCATCCACGGAGTATGCCGACTGGCACCGCTTTTACAGTACCCATTATTTTCATGATGTTCTGCTGGATATGCACTTTTCCGGGCTGACGTACACCGTGCTCAGCCTGTTTTTCAGCGATCCGGATATGCATCCGCTGGATTTCAGTCTGCTGAACCGGCGCGAGGCTGACGAAGAGCCTGAAGATGATGTGCTGATGCAGAAAGCGGCAGGGCTTGCCGGAGGCGTTCGTTTTGGCCCGGACGGGAATGAAGTTATCCCCGCTTCCCCGGATGTGGCGGACATGACGGAGGATGACGTAATGCTGATGACAGTATCAGAAGGGATCGCAGGAGGAGTCCGGTATGGCTGAACCGGTAGGCGATCTGGTCGTTGATTTGAGTCTGGATGCGGCCAGATTTGACGAGCAGATGGCCAGAGTCAGGCGTCATTTTTCCGGTACGGAAAGTGATGCGAAAAAAACAGCGGCAGTCGTTGAACAGTCGCTGAGCCGACAGGCGCTGGCTGCACAGAAAGCGGGGATTTCCGTCGGGCAGTACAAAGCCGCCATGCGTATGCTGCCTGCACAGTTCACCGACGTGGCCACGCAGCTTGCAGGCGGGCAAAGTCCGTGGCTGATCCTGCTGCAACAGGGTGGTCAGGTTAAGGACTCCTTCGGCGGGATGATCCCCATGTTCAGGGGGCTTGCCGGTGCGATCACCCTGCCGATGGTGGGGGCCACCTCGCTGGCGGTGGCGACCGGTGCGCTGGCGTATGCCTGGTATCAGGGCAACTCAACCCTGTCCGATTTCAACAAAACGCTGGTCCTTTCCGGCAATCAGTCGGGGCTGACGGCAGATCGTATGCTGGTCCTGTCCAGAGCCGGGCAGGCGGCAGGGCTGACGTTTAACCAGACCAGCGAGTCACTCAGCGCACTGGTTAAGGCGGGAGTAAGCGGTGAGGCTCAGATTGCATCCATCAGCCAGAGTGTGGCGCGTTTCTCCTCTGCATCCGGCGTGGAGGTGGACAAGGTCGCTGAAGCCTTCGGGAAGCTGACCACAGACCCGACGTCAGGGCTGACAGCGATGGCACGCCAGTTCCATAACGTGACGGCGGAGCAGATTGCGTATGTTGCTCAGTTGCAGCGTTCCGGCGATGAAGCCGGGGCATTGCAGGCGGCGAACGAGGCCGCAACGAAAGGGTTTGATGACCAGACCCGCCGCCTGAAAGAGAACATGGGCACGCTGGAGACCTGGGCAGACAGGACTGCGCGGGCATTCAAATCCATGTGGGATGCGGTGCTGGATATTGGTCGTCCTGATACCGCGCAGGAGATGCTGGTTAAGGCAGAGGCTGCGTTTAAGAAAGCGGACGACATCTGGAATCTGCGCAAGGATGATTATTTTGTTAACGATGAAGCGCGGGCGCGTTACTGGGATGATCGTGAAAAGGCCCGTCTTGCGCTTGAAGCCGCCCGAAAGAAGGCTGAGCAGCAGAGTCAACAGGACAAAAATGCGCAGCAGCAGAGCGATACCGAAGCGTCACGGCTGAAATATACCGAAGAGGCGCAGAAGGCTTACGAACGGCTGCAGACGCCGCTGGAGAAATATACCGCCCGTCAGGAAGAACTGAACAAGGCACTGAAGGACGGGAAAATTCTGCAGGCAGATTACAACACGCTGATGGCGGCGGCGAAAAAGGACTATGAAGCGACGCTGAAAAAGCCGAAAGGCGTGAAGGTGTCTGCGGGCGATCGTCAGGAAGACAGTGCTCATGCTGCCCTGCTGACGCTTCAGGCAGAACTCCGGACGCTGGAGAAGCATGCCGGAGCGAATGAGAAAATCAGCCAGCAGCGCCGGGATTTGTGGAAGGCAGAAAGTCAGTTCGCGGTACTGGAGGAGGCGGCACAACGTCGCCAGCTGTCCGCACAGGAGAAATCCCTGCTGGCGCATAAAGACGAGACGCTGGAGTACAAACGCCAGCTGGCTGTACTTGGCGACAAGGTCACCTATCAGGAGCACCTGAACGCGCTGGCGCAGCAGGCGGATAAGTTCGCACAGCAACAACGGGCAAAACGGGCCGCCATTGATGCGAAAAACCGGGGGCTGACTGACCGGCAGGCAGCGCGGGAAGCCACGGAACAGCGCCTGAAGGAACAGTATGGCGATAATCCGCTGGCGCTGAATAACGTCATGTCAGAGCAGAAAAAGACCTGGGCGGCTGAAGACCAGCTTCGCGGGAGCTGGATGGCAGGCCTGAAGTCCGGCTGGAGTGAGTGGGAAGAGAGCGCCACGGACAGTATGTCGCAGGTAAAAAGTGCAGCCACGCAGACCTTTGATGGTATTGCACAGAATATGGCGGCGATGCTGACCGGCAGTGAGCAGAACTGGCGCAGCTTCACCCGTTCCGTGCTGTCCATGATGACAGAAATTCTGCTTAAGCAGGCAATGGTGGGGATTGTCGGGAGTATCGGCAGCGCCATTGGCGGGGCTGTTGGTGGCGGCGCATCCGCGTCAGGCGGTACAGCCATTCAGGCCGCTGCGGCGAAATTCCATTTTGCAACCGGAGGATTTACGGGAACCGGCGGTAAATATGAGCCAGCGGGGATTGTTCACCGTGGTGAATTTGTCTTCACGAAGGAGGCAACCAGCCGGATTGGTGTCGGCAACCTGTACCGCCTGATGCGGGGCTATGCGGAAGGTGGTTATGTGGGCGGTGCCGGAAGTCCGGCGCAGATGCGGCGGGCTGAAGGCATTAATTTTAATCAGAACAACAACGTGGTGATTCAGAACGACGGTACGAATGGTCTGCCAGGTCCACAGATGATGAAGGCAGTGTATGACATGGCCCGCAAGGGTGCCCGTGATGAAATTCAGACACAGATGCGTGATGGTGGCCTGTTCTCCGGAGGTGGACGATGAAAACCTTCCGCTGGAAAGTGAAACCCGGTATGGATGTGGCTTCGGCCCCTTCCGTAAGAAAGGTGCGCTTTGGTGATGGCTATTCCCAGCGAGCGCCTGCCGGGCTGAATGCCAACCTGAAAACGTACAGCGTGACGCTTTCTGTCCCCCGTGAGGAGGCCACGGTACTGGAGTCGTTTCTGGAAGAGCACGGGGGCTGGAAAGCCTTTCTGTGGACGCCGCCTTATGAGTGGCGGCAGATAAAGGTGACCTGCGCAAAATGGTCGTCGCGGGTCAGTATGCTGCGTGTTGAGTTCAGCGCAGAGTTTGAACAGGTGGTGAACTGATGCAGGATATCCGGCAGGAAATACTGAATGAATGCACCCGTGCGGAGCAGTCGGCCAGCGTGGTGCTCTGGGAAATCGATCTGACAGAGGTCGGTGGAGAACGTTATTTTTTCTGTAATGAGCAGAACGAAAAAGGTGAACCGGTCACCTGGCAGGGGCGACAGTATCAGCCGTATCCCATTCAGGGGAGTGGTTTTGAACTGAATGGCAAAGGCACCAGTACGCGCCCCACGCTGACGGTTTCTAACCTGTACGGCATGGTCACCGGGATGGCGGAAGATCTGCAGAGTCTGGTCGGCGGAACGGTGGTCCGGCGTAAGGTTTACGCCCGTTTTCTGGATGCGGTGAACTTCGTCAACGGAAACAGTGACGCCGATCCGGAGCAGGAGGTGATCAGCCGCTGGCGCATCGAGCAGTGCAGCGAACTGAGCGCGGTGAGTGCCTCCTTTGTACTGTCCACGCCGACTGAAACGGATGGCGCTGTTTTTCCGGGGCGTATCATGCTGGCCAACACATGCACCTGGACCTATCGCGGTGATGAGTGCGGTTATCACGGTCCGGCGGTCGCGGATGAATATGACCAGCCGACGTCCGATATCACGAAGGATAAATGCAGCAAATGCCTGAGCGGCTGTAAGTTTCGCAATAACGTCGGCAACTTTGGCGGCTTCCTTTCCATTAACAAACTTTCGCAGTGAATCCCATGACAGAGACAGAATCAGCGATTCTGGCGCACGCCCGGCGATGTGCGCCAGCGGAGTCGTGCGGCTTCGTGGTAAGCTCGCCGGAGGGGGAAAGATATTTCCCCTGCGTGAATATCTCCGGTGAGCCGGAGGCGTATTTCCGTATGTCGCCGGAAGACTGGCTGCAGGCAGAAATGCAGGGTGAGATTATGGCGCTGGTCCACAGCCACCCCGGTGGTCTGCCCTGGCTGAGTGAGGCCGACCGGCGGCTGCAGGTGCAGAGTGATTTGCCGTGGTGGCTGGTCTGCCGGGGGACGATTCATAAGTTCCGCTGTGTGCCGCATCTCACCGGGCGGCGCTTTGAGCACGGGGTGACGGACTGTTACACGCTGTTCCGGGATGCTTATCATCTGGCGGGGATTGAGATGCCGGATTTTCATCGCGGGGATGACTGGTGGCGTCACGGTCAGAATCTCTATCTGGATAATCTGGAGGCCACAGGGCTGTATCAGGTGCCGTTGTCATCAGCACAACCGGGCGATGTGCTGCTGTGCTGTTTTGGTTCATCGGTGCCGAATCATGCCGCCATTTACTGCGGCGACGGCGAGCTGCTGCACCATATTCCTGAACAACTGAGCAAACGAGAGAGGTACACCGACAAATGGCAGCGACGCACACACTCCCTCTGGCGTCACCGGGAATGGCACGCATCTGCCTTTACGGGGATTTGCAACGATTTGGCCGCCGCATCGACCTTCGTGTGAAAACGGGGGCTGAAGCCATCCGCGCACTGGCCACACAGCTCCCGGCGTTTCGTCAGAAACTGAGCGACGGCTGGTATCAGGTACGGATTGCCGGGCGGGACGTCAGCACGTCCGGGTTAACGGCGCAGTTACATGAGACTCTGCCTGACGGCGCTGTGATTCATATTGTTCCCAGAGTCGCCGGGGCCAAGTCAGGGGGCGTATTCCAGATTGTTCTGGGGGCTGCCGCCATTGCCGGATCATTCTTTACTGCCGGAGCCACCCTTGCAGCATGGGGGGCAGCCATTGGGGCCGGTGGTATGACCGGTATCCTGTTTTCTCTCGGTGCCAGTATGGTGCTCGGTGGTGTGGCGCAGATGCTGGCACCGAAAGCCAGGACGCCCACGGCAGCAAGTACAGATAACGGCAAACAGAACACCTATTTCTCCTCACTGGATAACATGGTTGCCCAGGGCAATGTTCTGCCCGTTCTGTACGGTGAAATGCGCGTGGGGTCGCGGGTGGTCTCTCAGGAGATCAGCACGGCAGACGAAGGGGATGGTGGTCAGGTTGTGGTGATTGGTCGCTGATGAAAAACGTTTATGTGAAACCGCCTCCGGGCGGTTTTGTCGTTTATGGAGCGTGAGGAATGGGTAAAGGCAGCAGTAAGGGGCATACTCCGCGCGAAGCGAAGGACAACCTGAAGTCCACGCAGTTGCTGAGTGTGATCGATGCCATCAGCGAAGGGCCGATTGAAGGTCCGGTGGATGGATTAAAAAGCGTGCTGCTGAACAGTACGCCAGTGCTGGACAGTGAGGGGAATACCAATATCTCCGGCGTCACGGTGGTGTTCCGGGCCGGTGAGCAGGAGCAGACACCGCCGGAGGGATTTGAATCCTCCGGCTCCGAGACGGTGCTGGGTACGGAAGTGAAATACGACACGCCGATCACCCGGACCATCACGTCGGCAAACATTGACCGACTGCGTTTTACCTTCGGCGTGCAGGCACTGGTGGAAACCACCTCAAAGGGGGACAGGAATCCGTCGGAAGTCCGCCTGCTGGTTCAGATCCAGCGTAATGGTGGCTGGGTGACGGAAAAAGACATCACCATTAAGGGTAAAACCACCTCGCAGTATCTGGCCTCGGTGGTGGTGGGTAACCTGCCGCCGCGCCCGTTCAATATCCGGATGCGCAGGATGACGCCGGACAGCACCACAGACCAGCTGCAGAACAAAACGCTCTGGTCGTCATACACCGAAATCATCGATGTGAAAAGGGCTACCCGAACACGGCACTGGTCGGCGTGCAGGTGGATTCGGAACAGTTTGGTAGCCAGCAGGTGAGCCGTAATTATCATCTGCGCGGGCGTATTCTGCAGGTGCCGTCGAATTATAACCCGCAGACGCGGCAATACAGCGGTATCTGGGACGGAACGTTAAAACCGGCATACAGCAACAACATGGCCTGGTGTCTGTGGGATATGCTGACCCACCCGCGCTACGGCATGGGGAAACGTCTTGGTGCGGCGGATGTGGATAAATGGGCGCTGTATGTCATCGGCCAGTACTGCGACCAGTCAGTGCCGGACGGCTTTGGCGGCACGGAGCCGCGCATCACCTGTAATGCGTACCTGACCACACAGCGCAAGGCGTGGGATGTGCTCAGTGATTTCTGCTCGGCGATGCGCTGTATGCCGGTATGGAACGGGCAGACGCTGACGTTCGTGCAGGACCGACCATCAGATAAGGTGTGGACCTATAACCGCAGTAATGTGGTGATGCCGGATGATGGCGCGCCGTTCCGCTATAGCTTCAGCGCCCTGAAGGACCGCCATCATGCCGTTGAGGTGAACTGGATTGACCCGGATAACGGCTGGGAGACGGCGACAGAGCTTGTGGAGGACACGCAGGCCATTGCCCGTTACGGTCGTAACGTCACGAAGATGGATGCCTTTGGCTGTACCAGTCGGGGGCAGGCACACCGCGCCGGGCTGTGGCTGATTAAAACAGAACTGCTGGAAACGCAGACCGTGGATTTCAGCGTCGGCGCAGAAGGGCTTCGCCATGTACCGGGCGATGTTATTGAAATCTGCGATGATGACTATGCGGGGGTCAGCATCGGCGGGCGCGTGCTGGCGGTGAACAGCCAGACCCGGACACTGACGCTCGACCGTGAAATCACGCTGCCATCCTCCGGTACCACGCTGATAAGCCTGGTTGACGGAAGTGGCAATCCGGTCAGCGTGGAGGTCCAGTCCGTCACCGACGGCGTGAAGGTAAAAGTGAGCCGTGTTCCTGACGGCGTTGCCGGATACAGCGTATGGGGGCTGAAGCTGCCGACGCTGCGCCAGCGCCTGTTCCGCTGCGTGAGTATCCGTGAGAACGATGACGGCACGTATGCCATCACCGCCGTGCAGCATGTACCGGAAAAAGAGGCCATCGTGGATAACGGGGCGCACTTTGACGGCGACCAGAGCGGCACGGTGAATGGTGTCACGCCGCCAGCGGTGCAGCACCTGACTGCCGAAGTCACCGCAGACAGCGGGGAATATCAGGTGCTGGCGCGCTGGGACACGCCGAAGGTGGTGAAGGGCGTGAGCTTCCTGCTCCGTCTGACCGTAACAGCGGATGACGGCAGTGAGCGGCTGGTCAGCACGGCCCGGACGACGGAAAACACATACCGCTTCACACAACTGGCGCTGGGGAACTACAGGCTGACAGTCCGGGCAGTAAATGCGTGGGGGCAGCAGGGCGATCCGGCATCGGTATCGTTCCGGATTGCCGCACCGGCAGCGCCGTCGCAGATTGAGCTGACACCGGGGTATTTTCAGATAACCGCCACGCCGCATCTTGCGGTTTATGATCCGACGGTACAGTTTGAGTTCTGGTTCTCGGAAAAGCGGATTGCGGATATCAGGCAGGTTGAAACCAGCGCGCGTTATCTTGGTACGGCGCTGTACTGGATAGCCGCCAGTATTAATATCAGGCCGGGCCATGATTATTATTTTTACGTTCGCAGTGTGAATACCGTTGGCAAATCGGCATTCGTGGAGGCTGTTGGTCGGCCGAGTGATGATGCTTCCGGCTATCTGGATTTTTTCAAAGGCGAGATAGGGAAAACCCATCTGGCTCAGGAGTTGTGGACGCAGATTGATAACGGTCAGCTTGCGCCTGACCTGGCTGAAATCAGGACGTCCATTACGGATGTCAGCAATGAAATCACACAGACCGTCAATAAGAAACTGGAAGATCAGAGTGCAGCGATCCAGCAGATACAGAAGGTTCAGGTTGATACAAATAATAACCTGAACAGCATGTGGGCCGTGAAGCTGCAGCAGATGCAGGACGGACGCCTTTATATCGCGGGTATCGGTGCCGGTATTGAGAATACGCCAGCAGGAATGCAGAGTCAGGTGCTGCTGGCGGCAGACAGGATTGCGATGATTAATCCTGCGAATGGCAACACAAAGCCGATGTTTGTTGGTCAGGGCGATCAGATATTCATGAACGAAGTGTTCCTGAAACGCCTGACGGCCCCCACCATTACCAGCGGTGGAAATCCACCGGCATTTTCCCTGACACCGGACGGAAAGCTGACTGCTAAAAATGCGGATATCAGTGGCAGTGTGAATGCGAACTCCGGGACGCTCAACAACGTCACGATTAACGAGAACTGCCGGGTTCTGGGAAAACTGTCCGCGAACCAGATTGAAGGCGATCTCGTTAAAACAGTGGGCAAAGCTTTCCCCCGGGACTCCCGTGCACCGGAGCGGTGGCCATCAGGAACCATTACCGTCAGGGTTTATGACGATCAGCCGTTTGACCGGCAGATTGTTATTCCGGCGGTGGCATTCAGCGGCGCTAAACATGAGAAAGAGCATACTGATATTTACTCCTCATGCCGTCTGATAGTACGGAAAAACGGTGCTGAAATTTATAACCGTACCGCGCTGGATAATACGCTGATTTACAGTGGTGTTATTGATATGCCTGCCGGTCACGGTCACATGACACTGGAGTTTTCGGTGTCAGCATGGCTGGTAAATAACTGGTATCCCACAGCAAGTATCAGCGATTTGCTGGTTGTGGTGATGAAGAAAGCCACTGCAGGCATCACGATTAGCTGAATTTTATAACCCAGATACGGGCGCCAGAAATGGCGCCTTTTTTATTGCAGAAAAGCGAGAGGTAATTATGCGTAAATTATGTGCTGTTATTCTGTCCGCAGTAGTCTGGCAGGTCGCCGCTGGTACGTCAGCGAGTGCAGCAGAACATCAGTCCACGCTGAGCGCGGGGTATCTCCATGCCTCGACGAACGTTCCCAGTAGTGATGATCTGAACGGGATTAACGTGAAATACCGTTATGAGTTTACGGACATGCTGGGTGTTGTGACGTCATTCAGTTATGCCAATGCCAAAGATGAGCAAAAAACGCATTACAGCGATACCCGCTGGCATGAGGATTCCGTGCGTAACCGCGGGTTCAGTGTGATGGCGGGGCCGTCTGTTCGCGTGAATGAATGGTTCAGCGCGTATGCGATGGCGGGTATGGCTTACAGCCGTGTGTCGACTTTCTCCGGGGATTATCTGCAGGTGACCGACAATACGGGGAAAAAGCATGATGTGCTGACCGGAAGTGATGACGGTCGCCACAGCAACACGTCTCTGGCGTGGGGGGCTGGCGTGCAGTTTAACCCGACCGAATCCGTGGCCATTGATATTGCTTATGAAGGCTCCGGCAGTGGTGACTGGCGCACTGACGGTTTCATCGTGGGTGTCGGTTATAAATTCTGATTAGCCAGGTAACACAGTGTTATGACAGCCCGCCGGTTCAGGCGGGCTTTTTTGTGGGGTGAGTATGGCAGTAAAGATTTCAGGTGTACTGAAAGATGGTGCAGGTAAGCCGATACAAAACTGCACCATTCAGCTAAAGGCCAGGCGCAACAGCACCACGGTGGTGGTGAACACAGTGGCCTCAGAAAACCCGGATGAAGCCGGGCGTTACACAATGGACGTCGAGTATGGTCAGTACAGCGTCAGTCTGTTGGTGGAGGGATTCCCGCCGTCACACGCCGGGATTATCACTGTATATGAGGACTCAAAGCCGGGCACACTGAATGATTTCCTCGGTGCAATGACGGAGGATGATGTCCGGCCAGAGGCACTGCGCCGTTTTGAACTGATGGTGGAAGAGGTGGCGCGTAACGCGTCCGCAGTGGCACAGAACACGGCAGCTGCGAAGAAGTCAGCCAGCGATGCCAGCACATCAGCCCGTGAGGCGGCAACCCATGCGACTGATGCTGCAGACTCAGCACGCGCAGCCAGCACGTCAGCCGGACAGGCCGCGACGTCGGCTCGGTCAGCGTCTTCCAGCGCAGGAACGGCATCAACAAAGGCCAGTGAAGCAGCGAAAAGTGCTGCTGCTGCAGAGTCATCAAAAAGCGCGGCAGCTACCAGCGCCAGTGCCGCGAAAACGTCAGAAACGAATGCCGCAGCATCACAAAAATCGGCAGCCACTTCTGCATCCACAGCGACCACGAAGGCGTCAGAAGCTGCCACCTCGGCACGGGGTGCGGCGGCCTCAAAAGAGGCAGCGAAATCATCAGAAACGAATGCATCATCAAGTGCCAGTAGTGCAGCTTCCTCGGCAACGGCGGCAGGAAATTCCGCGAAGGCGGCAAAAACGTCCGAGACGAACGCCAGGTCTTCTGAAACAGCAGCGGGACAGAGCGCCTCAGCTGCGGCAGGTTCAAAAACAGCGGCTGCGTCGTCTGCCAGTGCCGCGTCAACAAGTGCCGGGCAGGCCTCAGCCAGTGCCACCGCCGCCGGAAAATCGGCAGAAAGCGCCGCATCATCCGCTTCAACAGCCACAACGAAGGCTGGCGAAGCCACTGAGCAGGCCACTGCAGCAGCGAGGTCTGCTTCTGCAGCAAAAACCTCTGAAACAAATGCAAAGACTTCAGCAGACAATGCTGCTTCCTCTAAGGCGGCAGCCGCATCGTCCGCTGGTTCAGCGGCGTCATCGGCATCATCTGCGTCTGCTTCAAAAGATGAGGCGACCAGACAAGCGTCAGCAGCGAAAGGTAGTGCCACGACAGCAACAACGAAAGCATCAGAGGCGGCAGGCAGTGCGACGGCTGCATCTCAGAGCAAAGTTGCTGCTGAATCCGCGGCAACGCGTGCCGAAACAGCAGCAAAACGGGCAGAGGATATTGCTGATGCCGTATCTCTGGAAGATGCGAGCACGACGAAAAAAGGTGTGGTTCAGCTTAGTAGTGCAACCAATAGCACATCTGAAACGCAGGCTGCAACGCCGAAAGCAGTAAAGGCCGCGTATGACCTTGCTGGCGCAAAATATACCGCTCAGGACGCCACGACGGCACAAAAAGGGATAGTCCAGCTCAGTAGTGCCACCAACAGCACGTCTGAAACACTGGCTGCGACACCGAAAGCGGTTAAGGCGGTAATGGATGAAACAAATAAGAAAGCCCCATTAAACAGCCCGGCGCTGACCGGAACGCCAACAACGCCAACTGCGCCAAAAGGGACTAATAATACTCAGATCGCAAGCACGGCTTATGTGATGGCCGCGATTGCCGCACTTGTAGATTCGTCACCTGATGCACTGAACACGCTGAACGAGCTGGCGGCGGCGCTGGGCAACGACCCGAATTTTGCGACCACCATGACTAACGCGCTTGCGGGTAAGCAACCGAAAGATGCCACCCTGACGGCGCTGGCCGGGCTTGCTACTGCGGCAGACAAGTTTCCGTATTTTACGGGGAATGATGTCGCCAGCCTGGCAACTCTGACAAAAGTCGGGCGGGATATTCTTGCGAAATCGACCGTTGCCGCTGTTATCGAATACCTCGGTTTACAGGAAACGGTAAATCAGGCTTCTGGCGCATTACAGAAAAACCAGAACGGCGCAGATATTCCGGGAAAAGATACCTTCACCAAAAATATTGGGGCCTGCCGCGCATATAGCGCATGGCTGAATATTGGTGGCGATAGTCAGGCCTGGACAACCGCGCAATTTATTTCGTGGCTGGAGAGTCAGGGAGCATTTAACCATCCTTACTGGATGTGCAAAGGCTCATGGGCTTATGCAAATAATAAGGTCATTACAGATACAGGTTGCGGAAATATTTGTCTTGCAGGTGCTGTGGTGGAAGTTATTGGCACTCGCGGCGCAATGACCATACGCGTTACTACGCCGAGCACGTCCAGCGGCGGCGGAATTACTAACGCTCAATTCACCTATATTAATCATGGTGATGCTTATGCTCCTGGCTGGCGACGAGACTACAACACGAAAAACCAGCAGCCTGCATTTGCTTTAGGGCAGACAGGAAGCAGGGTTGCAAATGATAAAGCTGTTGGCTGGAACTGGAATAGCGGTGTTTATGATGCAGATATCAAAGGCGCAACAGCATTAATACTCCACTTCAATATGAATACGGGGAGTTGCCCTGCCGTACAGTTCCGTGTGAATTACAGGAACGGCGGTATCTTTTATCGTTCAGCGCGTGATGGTTATGGCTTTGAAGATAACTGGTCAGCGTTTTACACCACAACCTACAAACCCTCTGCGGGGGATGTTGGTGCATATACCAAAGCGGAATGTAACTCAAAGTTTATTACAGGTATTCGTCTGGGCGGTCTGTCATCTGTTCAGACATGGAATGGTCCCGGCTGGTCTGACAGGTCAGGTTATGTCGTTACGGGTTCAGTTAACGGAAACCGTGATGAATTAATTGATACAACACAGGCAAGGCCAGTTCAGTATTGCATTAATGGAACGTGGTATAACGCGGGGAGTATTTAATCATGATGCACTTAAAAAACATTACTGCTGGCAATCCTAAAACAAAAGAGCAATACCAGCTAACAAAGCAATTTAACATCAAATGGCTTTATTCAGATGATGGAAAAAACTGGTATGAGGAACAAAAGAATTTCCGGCCAGACACATTGAAAATGGCCTATGACCATAACGGCGTTATTATTTGTATTGAAAAGGATGTTTCAGCAATTAATCCGGAAGGCGCAAGCGTCGTTGAATTACCTGATATTACAGCAAATCGCCGTGCTGATATTTCGGGTAAATGGATGTTCAAAGATGGCGTAGTGATAAAGCGAACTTATACCGAAGAGGAACAGAGGCAGCAGGCAGAGAATGAAAAGCAAAGCCTGTTGCAACTTGTCAGGGATAAAACCCAGCTATGGGACTCACAGCTACGGCTGGGCATCATTTCCGACGAGAATAAACAAAAATTAACCGAGTGGATGCTCTATGCGCAGAAAGTCGAATCTACAGACACCTCCAGCCTGCCAGTAACATTTCCCGAACAACCTGAATGAGACAAGGCCCGATAGCGGGCCTTAATTTTTATTCAGGCTTTTGTGGCCATTCAGGATTTGCCCTATCCACACGGCTGACCAGAACACTGTAGCGTTCCCATGCTTCCAGTCGTGTGCGTTCCTCGTCTGTTGCCATATTCAACCTGACAGCGCGTTCCAGCGGCTGGATGACTGATTCAGCTTCGGAAAGCAATGCGGCCTTTTGTGATTCGGCCTGTTGTTGCTGTTCGTCTGCCGTATAAATCCGTTTAACCACAGCTCCATCCTTAAACATCCACTTTCCTGAATCATCAGCGCGGCGGTTGGCTGTAATATCTGGAACCTCGACAACGCTAAAACCTTCGGGATTAAGCGTGGATGCATCTTTGGTGATGGCGACAATAATATTATTTGCATCGTAAACAATCTTTATTGTGTCTGGCTGAAAGTTTTTCACTTCCTCATACCAGTTTTTACCGTCTTCTGTATATAACCAGATAACATCAAAATTCTTTGTTAGCTGATATTGCTCTTTTGTTTTTGGATTTCCTGACTTAATATTTTTTAAATGCTGCATCATTTACACCTGTGCGACGTTATACCATGTGCCATTGATGTATTTTTGTATTGGTCTGAAGATGGCTTCATCATCGCCATCTACTTCACCAATGATTCTTAATCCGGTAATTGCGTGTCCGGCTTTTTCATAGCGACCACCACGCGCCATCAATTGAACAACACGCGTACCCAGGCGAACATCTTTCACATAGCGGGAATCAAAATTCCCCCAGTTGCTGGGCTGCATCTGACCGTTAACAGCAAATGTTACTGAGTTATCTGTATTTCGCTGACTATAGAAATGCCAGCCTGAATCATCACCAAGCTCTGCAACAGTTGGTCTTGATGAAGTGCCCCATAAATAAAACTTTGCGTTCTTCGTGGAGTTGTTGGAGCTGGATAGCGAGAATTTTTTACTATCACCTGCCTGAATGTTTTTAAAAGCAATAGCCACTCCATTCTGAAAGCGGAATACTCGCTGACTATTAGCGTAAACATCCAGAATACCATCACCATTCTGTTTAAATCCGGTATCATTATCACCCAAAACAATCGAGTTACCGCCAAGAGCACTGGATGTTCCGATGCCCAGAGCACCATTCAATTGACCGCCAGATAATGACAACGCCCCAACCTCAGCAGCAGTCGGTTTAATGTGCGAACTGTAAATTACATATACAGTTCCATCTGTCAGGCCTGTTGGTTTATTCGCTGTATAAGTTGGTGATGTATGAATCGTTACGCTGGCGTTACCGGTATAATCCCACTGAATATTAACACCTGTGGCGTAATTACCTATTTCAACATAAACATCATAGGTATCACCGGATGTATTCACCCATGCAATATTAGTAAATCCAGCCGATGTTCGTCGCCATAATGCACCAGTAATACCTTTTGGATTCCCATTTCCGGCACGCAGAACCAGCTCAGAGATGCCTGCCTGATGCGGGGCGCCAACGTTATACCCTGCGCCACCAATCAGGCTTATGTAAACCACGGAACTGGCTTGTGGCATTGTTACAGTTGCCAGTTTGAACCATCCAGCCCCACCACTAAAAGACATGGTTGTTGAATTTGTTGTGCCGATATTACGCAGGAATAGTTTTTTATCGGGAATATCTGCGCCGTTCTGTTTTTTCTGTAATGCGCCAGAAGCCTGATTTACCGTTTCCTGTAAACCGAGGTTTTAGATAATGGCGGTTTCTGGCCTGCATGGCATGATTTGTGCTTTTGGACGGGAGATTCAGCGTGCTGATTGGCTATGTAAGGGTATCAACAAATGACCAGAATACAGACCTGCAACGAAACGCTCTTGTTTGTGCAGGATGTGAACAAATATTTGAAGATAAATTAAGCGGAACAAGGACAGGCCAACCTGGATTAAAACGTGCTTTAAAGCGCCTTCAAAAAGGTGACGCACTGGTTGTCTGGAAACTGGACTGACTGGGTCACTGTATGCGGCATCTTGTCGTGCTGGTGGTGGAAGCCTGGAAAAAGTATCGGGTGTTGCTGAACCGTGTTGATACATCAACTGCACCTGATATTGAGTGGCCTACGAACCCTGTCAGGGAGTAATCATTGGGATTATGCCGCAGCACGTCTTAAGCAAGAACGTGCTGCGGTTGGATGCTATTTTTTCCCTGAAGCGGAAAACATTACTACAGTACCTTGAACCTTGGTTTTAACATTCTCGAAATGCTCTGAGAGTATATGTGTTAAGCCTTCTTCGGAATCTTTTGTGTTTGAAAAGATGCCTTTCTGATTGTAAATGCGCATCAGTTTTTGACCGAAGCTATTGTGCACAACTCCATCGCCAAGAATTGTGGCTCCGTATAGAGTTCCATCGTCAGTTAAGGCCTGCGCCGCATTGCGTATTACACAGCTTTTTGTAGATATATTTCCAGGCAGGCAGTGAAGAAGGTAAAACATGGAAATGGAATCAAATTGACCATGTAACGCCGCGGGATAAGGATCAAAAACATCATGGCTAATTTTATGTTTAATTTTTGATTCCCCAGCCCTTGTAGATGCCGCGTTCAGGCTAGCTTCGTTCAAATCCATTAAAGATATCAGACTACTCTCAGGTACGTGAGTAAGGTAAAACCCAGTTCCAACACCAATATCCAGATGGTTGTTACCTAAATGTTCCAGAAAGTGTGGAAGAAGGTGTTCCTTTGTAGGACATCCCCATGCAAGCCGATTTGATACTCCCAAAACCCACCAGTCATAAAGCTTTAGGGTAAGTGGTGTGTAAATTTTAGCCCCATCATCTGTGTTTTTTTTCATTAATTTCACCATGTTATAGTTTTATTTGTGAATTAAATCAATTGTGGCGATGAATTACAAGAGGTTAAATGCTGCCGCAGCATAGCGATATTGAAATAGCCTGGTATGCTTCGATACAGCAGGAGCCGAATGGCTGGAAGACCGTCACCACACAGTTCTACATCCAGGAATTCAGTGAGCATATTGCGCCACTTCAGGATGCTGTAGAGCTGGAGATCGCAACGGAGGAAGAAAACTCGTTGCTGGAAGCCTGGAAGAAGTATCGGGTGTTGCTGAACCGTGTTGATACATCAACCGCACCTGATATTGAGTGGCCGGAAGAACCAGACACAATGTAA